TCGTCCTCACCGTAGATGTAGTCGCCCAGCCGCTCGTAGACGCCGGAGCGGCCAAGATCGCGCAACGCGATCGCCTCCTCCTCGGTCTGGGCGATGCCGGTCACATGAATATAGACGCCGTCGTCCTTGGCGTAGGTAGCGACGATCGGATTCGGGCGCTCGACGAGATCGACCAGCTCCTGCTCGGCAGCCGACTCGCCAATGCCGATCGTTTTGATACGAACGGTGCGGATGACGTTCTGCGGCAGGCGCTGCTGTAATCGCGGCACGACCTGCTCGCGCCACATGCGGTACATCTCGCGCGGCACACCGGGCATGCATACGATGATGCGGCCCTCGAATTCGACGAACCAGCCGGGCGCGGTGCCGACTGGATTCTTCAGGCTTTGCGCCGAGGGGATGAGCCAGGCTTGCTTGCGGTTGCGCTCCGGCATCTCGGTGCCGCGCCGGGCAAAAAAGGCTTGAATCTCGGCGAGAATATCGGAATCGATTTCCGGAGTCTCACCGACGACATCGCTGATCGCCTCACGCGTCAGATCGTCGCCCGTCGGGCCGATACCACCCGAGCAGATGACGAGATCGGCATCATCGATCGCATTGCGGATCGTGCGTGCCAACCGCGCACGATCGTCCCCGCACTGCACCACGTGGAGCAGCTCGATACCGAGTGTCGAAAGCTCTTGCTCGAGAAATGTGGCGTTGGTATCGGTGAGGTGACCGAGGATGAGCTCGCTGCCGATCGAGAGGATATAGGCGCGCACAGCTCCTCCGATACTTTGAAACGGTACCCTCGGAGAGTACCACCCAAGACCCGGCACCATGCCCGGGACGCCCCGTAGTTTCGCACATTTTTGACTACTGGATCGCCCTGCCGAGCCCGGTTGACGCCACTCTTGACGCCAATCGGTACCGACTATCCCGTTTGTTGGTCGGGATGCACCTTGCCTTCTCGCAATCGCTGAAGGTAGCTGGACATCGCTTCGGTGGCGTATTGGCGGGAGCGCCGGCGGGAGTGCGTATACACATCCAGCGTGGTCGAGGTGTCGCTATGCCCAAGCAAATCGGCCGCGAGCCGAGGATTGATGCCTGCCTCGCTCATCAGCGTCGTATTGAGATGGCGGAGCATGTGCGGCGTCAGGTGATCGACCTTTTCCCCCTTCGGCGTACGAAGGTCGAGGCCGAGGTCGTCGCACAGCAGGCGCAGCGCCTTCCGGATCGTCGCCTCATTGATGAACGTGCCGTCGACTGTCGGGAACACGAGGTCGAGCGGGTTCCACTCGGGGCCTGTCTTGAGCTGGATAGTTGCGACGGTTGCGCGCTGCTTCTTCAGCAACGCTTCCAGTTCCGGCATCATCCAGACCACGCGCTTGCTCGTTTCCGTTTTCGGGTCTCCGAGCCCCTTCTCATTCGTGGCGGAATCGACGATCCGGACCGCCTGGTCGACGGTGATGGTCTTCTTCGCAAAGTCGATGTCGTTACGCCGGAGTCCGAGGGTCTCGCCGATGCGTAACCCGGCAAAGAGCATGGTGCCGAGCAAGGGACCATGGGAATGCTTCTCAATCGCGTCGATGATTCGGATAAGATCCTCGTCGGACATTTCCGGAAACTCCTTCTTCTTGATCCTTGGAATCGTGACCTCGTGCGTGGGATTCACGGACATGAGCGACATGTCGATCGCGTGGTTGAAAATGCCGCGTAGGCAGGAGAGCCAGCGCTTGACGGTCGATGGCTTGAGCTCCTTCTGCAGCTGGGAGACCGCTTGCTGCACGTCGATCTTGGTGATGCGGATCAAGCTCTTATCCCCGAGCAGTGGCTTCCATGTCCCGGTATAGACCATGTTGTAGAGGCGGACAGTCGCAGGGGCCAGCCTCATCGGCGCCACATCACGCAGCCACATCTCCGCATAGTCATTCAATTTGAGTTGCGCCGAAGGTTGCTTGATCCCGGCGCTCGCACGCTCGAGCGCTTTCCGCCGCTCTTCCAGCGCTTCATCCTGCGTATCGCCGTAGAACGATTTCCGCCTGCCCTCGATCGTCGCGCGTGCTTCCCAACGGCCGTCGCTCCGCTGGTAGACGTTGGGTTGCTTCCTAGGCCGTCTCGCCATCGTTCATCCCCTTTACAGTCCAGTAATTGCATATCATAATAGAACACGTGTTCTAATTCGTTCCAGACTGGGGGTGGGTGGTTTGAGTCAGGCTGGGATCGTCGTCTTGCAGTTCCTCGTCATCGCCGTCATCGCCCCAATCGTCGGCACCTTGGCGCCAGGCCGTGGGCACGCGGAGCGCGTCAACCGCCTGGTGCTCTTCGACCGAGAGATCGGCGATGCCCGACCCGGACCGCATCAGGTTGAGGAGATCCGCGTGAATTTTCTCCTGGACCTGATTCTGGACGAGGGCACGCATGACCGGCACGAGAAAAACGAGGACCTCATCGGGCAGGTACTCGACGAGCGCCAAAGCATCCTTCTTCAGTGTGGCCTCGCGCTGTTTTCCCGGGAGAAGACCGAGGATACCGAGCGGTATAGCCGGATCGACGTTGAGCGCTCGCGCAATATTCAGGGCGGCGGTATGCGTCACACGGCGGAACGACGGCGAACTTGGCGGGAGCAGGTATCTGTTGATCACTGCCCGGGACGTTCCGACCATCTCGGCGAGCTTCGTCATGTCGAGCTGTTTGATTTCAAAGAGTTCGAGTAGCCACCGCTGCCAGCGCGCGATGCGGATGCGCTCTTCCTGGCTTAGGACCATGGGCGGTCGCCCTCGCCCGCGATTCCGCGGGGATTGTGATGTGTCGGTCGGGCGATTCTCAGCCATCCTCCGTCCCTCTCTATCGTCATCTCCTGTTATCTGGTGTCCCCCTGGGCATCTGATTTTCTGGAACGCCAAGGTCACCATTTGGCACTATAGCAGGTTTTTTCTGGAACACATAGCGGTACCACGCGCGGTTTTCGATTTCCGGTCCGTGCGTTCCCGTTAGGGAGAGGACATGAATATGGCGCCGGTTGACGACCTGGTGTCGGCGTTATCCCGGGGGCAATTAGGTCAAATCGTGCATCGCGGCATATCCGGCGTCGATTCTCGATTGACGGTTTGCTGGGGTGAGTCTGTTGAGGCGCGTGACCGGATTGCCCGGGCGTTTGTCGACGGGTTGGAGCGCCAGGACTGGCACCTCGTCGCCCGGTGGCCGGTGGAGATCGATACGGAGGAAGGCACGCGATTCGCCACCGTCATCCTGTCACGATCGCCTTGAACATCCGAGCAGGAAACTGGAGAAAATGGTGAGAGCCCGATCGCATTAGGTGACGGAGCGACCGGGCTCTTGGGGATGACTCTTTGCGTGTTTGCACACGTGAGAGACACCATAAGTATGTCTGTAAACATTGATCGTTGTCAACACTTGCAGATCATCCGTTCTATGAATTTCTCCCCAGTAGTGGCGCATTTTTTCATTCGCGGTGACATCCAAATATACCGGGTGAGGGTATCTGAAGCTTTACTTCGGGAGGGTATCTGCTCGTTACAGGCAATTGGAGAAGAAGAAAGAATGGAGAACGGTGCTACGCACCGAATCGAGATTGGATGGAATTCGCCAGTGGTATTTTTTGGTTACAAAGTGAGTTCCAGATATTGTATGCTCTCGGGCGGGGATGACGTTCGCACACGAGAGGCTCACCCAGATGCCAACGCAGGATGGAGACCGAATCGCCGTTGTTGACGTGCGGGGGCAGGACGTCGCGATCCTGCCGGGCGCGACGATGCGCTACGTGCTCGAGACGTTTGGGGTCGAAGGACTCGCCGTGCTCGCGTGCTACGCGCTCGCATCGTCACTGCACGCGCGCATGCCAGCAGTTGAGGAGATTGCCGCCGACACCGGCATGTCGACCTATCTTGTGGCGATGCTGGTCAGTGACATGACCGCCGACGGCGTGCTTGCCGAGGTCTCAGGCTATGTCCCGGTCCCGTGAGCCGTACTACGCGCTCGGCAAGGCGGATACCCGCGCGTTGCAAAGACACGCTCCGCAGGCGGTCGTGCACGTGTACCTCGCTCTGATCGCGCGCACCAATGCTCGCGGAGAAGCAACGACCAGCGTCAAAGAGATTTGCCGGGAAATCCGTATCTCGAGCGTGACCTTTCGCCGCGCGTGCCGTGCATTACGTGCGGCTCGACTGATCGACATCACCCGGCAATACGACAAAGAGACCGGCCGCCAGCTGTGGAATCGCTACACGCTCCTGCCGTTTGCCGGCGCCGATCTCAGTCAGCTCGATCCCGTCTACCGTGGCCAGCCGAACCATGCGGTGGAGACGCCCGAAGCCGCGACTCCGCCGGAGCAGTCCGCGCCGGTGGCTAATGTCGATTCATCCCCGGATAACGAGACGGCCGGCGGCTACCTCCAGCGCGTGACCGATCGCATCGAGCAGGAGACCGAGCATCAGGGCAAGCTACGCATCGTTGCCGAGACCTATCAGGATCTCTTCGCCGCCTCGCCGCCCTATCCCCGGCTGGCCGCCCTGCTGAAAAAGCACGGTGGAGCCAACCTGGTGCGGGCATTGATGCGAGCCAGCGTCAATGGCGCCGGAAAACCGATCGATTACGTCTCCAAGACACTCTACGCCCAGGCGAGCGGGCCATCCGGCAAACCGGGCTGGCATCCGAACGGCTACCGCACCGGCATCGAAGACACCGATCTCACCTATTACGAACTGATGCACAAATACGGACCGAGTTCTCCGCGCGTGGCCATGCATCCTGACGCGCTTTCTCCGAGCAAATCGGCCGCGAAAGCTGCCTACGCGAACATCGAGCAGCGTTATGGTGGCGGTTCGCCTTCGTAGAAGTATTGACGAATAGAAGCGTATAGATATACTTTTCGCGCAACGGCAATCAGGTTCGAAGTAACGAGAGGGGAAACGAGTCAATGGGCGAGACGGCGTCCTACGGTTCGTGGGCTGAAGCGGGAATACCGATCCCTTTCGGGGCTTCTGGGGAAATCAAGACGATCTGTCCGGTGTGCTCGGGCCAGCGGAAGAAATCATACGAGCGCTGCCTGAGCGTGAATGTCGATGAGGGAGTGTGGCATTGCTGGCACTGCGGTTGGCGAGGCGTGATCAAGCGTGCGCAGAACGGGTTTGCCGGCGGGAACGGGCGAGCCGTGAGGCCACAGCCGGTGCCTGAACGAAAGGACTACCGGCGGCCGGACGAGCCGAATCCCGATCTCAGCGATGCGGCCGCCCAGCTGTTCGGCACATGGTTTGCCAACCGCGGGATAGCCGAGCACACCCTCCTGCGCGCCGGTGTCGTCCCGGTGACAACCTGGGTGCTTCCGGAAGCGGGGCCGGATGGAAAGGCGAAGCTTGGTGAAAACGGAAAGCCGATCTACCCGCGGCGATTGACGGCGGCGTTTCGCTATATCAAAAACGACAAGCTCGTCAACACGAAATACCGGCGCCTCGACGAAAAGGAGTTCCGGCTCGAGCCGAAAGCCGAGTTGACTTTTTACAACCTCGATTCGCTGAAGGACGCGGATACCTGCATCATCGTCGAAGGCGAAATCGACGCGCTGTCGCTATTGCAGTCCGGATTTACCGCGGTCATCAGCGTGCCGAACGGCGCGCCGAATCCTGATGAGCAACTCAGCCCCGCACGCTTCGCCTATCTCGACGACGACTACGTCGAATCGCTGCTTACCCCGATCAAGCGCATCATCATCGCCACTGATGCCGACGCACCCGGGCGGAAGCTAGCCGACGAGCTGGCGATTCGGCTCGGCAAAGCGCGCTGCTACGTGGTGCATTGGCCCGATGGGATCAAAGACGCCAACGAGGCGCTCGTCAACGGCGGCGAGGACTATCTCCGCGCCTGCATCGAGGAGGCGCGGCCGATCCCGGTCGAGGGCCTGATTCCGCTCGACGACATTTTCGACAAGTTCCGCGCGCGCTACGAGCGAGATGTCGTGATCATCCCGACCGAATGGACGGGATTTGACCTCGTCTACCGGCCGGAGCCGGGGCTCTTTACCGCGGTCACCGGCATCCCGTCGGTCGGCAAGAGCACCTGGCTCGACAACCTGATCTACCAGGAGGCGCGGTATCGGGGCGGGATCATCGCCATCTGCTCACCGGAGCAGCAACCGCTCGAGCGTCATGAGGGTGCACTTGCCGCGATTCACGTCGGCAAGCCGTTCGACAAGCTCGACTCCGATGGCAACCCGTGGCCGAACCGGATGACCTGGGCGGAGGCTGAAGAAGCGCACCGCTATCTTCGCGAGCGATTTCTCTTCCTGCTGCCGGCCCAGAAAACGGTGCCGTCGATTATCGAGCGGGCTACGATCGCCAAGCTGCGATACGGGATCACCGGACTTGTGATCGACCCGTGGACCGAGCTCGAACACAACCGGCCGGACCGGATGAACGAGCAGGAGTACTACGCCTGGGCGACGTCGCTGCTCCGCGCTTTCGGACAGGAGTACGACGTGCACGTCTGGCTCGTCGTCCATCCCACCAAAGTGCGCATGGACAGTGACGGTCGTTATCCGGTGATCGAGCCGTACGACATGTCCGGAACCGCCAATTTCGCGAACAAGCCGGACTTCATCCTGAGCCTCTGGCGGGACCTCGACGATGCCGATTCGGCCACGATCGTCTATGTGAAAAAGCTGCGCTTCGATGACCTCGGCAAGCGCACGGCGCATCCCTTCAAATTCCAGCCTGCTTCACGTCGATTCGAGGATATCCAGCCGGCGCCTCGCCGGAACGTGTAAGGAGCGTAATGCCATGCCTCTCCTGCGGCGTGCTGCCAAATCCAATGCCGCCGAATCTCGATCCCGGCCGATCGTCGATCAGGTCGACGGATCGATCGAGATCGGAATCGCCGACTTCACGGCCGGGACCTCCGTAAGCGCGGCGGTATCGCCGGCGGTGGCGATGGCGCATGCCGCCGAAACGGTTCGTGTCGTGCGCGCATCCCTCGCGTCCTCCCGGCACGGGTACGGCGATGAGGATCTTCGCGAAGCGCTCAAGCAGACGATCGCTTTCGCTCAGGAGGCCGGCCTCCTTGCGCAGCAGATCGATACGATGCTTCTGCAGATGGCGACGACGCGCACCCTGCCGGAAGAGGCCATGGCCCGGAACGATGGTCGCACGATCTGGCGATTGGTCCCGCTCGACAGCTCGACCAAAGGAGCCGTTCCGGTCTCGGAGATTCCGGGGCCCGCGGTCGTGCTCGGGAAGGAAGCCGTGTTCGGCTGGGAGCGCCCGCTCGTGGTACCGGATGGCGTGATGGTTCGGCTCGATCGCTGCACCATCGTAACGCCTGACGGAGTTGAGCCATACCCGGCCGATCTTTCGCAGCGGCGTGGCTGCTGGGCGCGCGGGGTCACGCATGTCATTGACGGCGCTGAGGAATGAGCTCCGCACCGGCGCGGCAGGCCAGCCGGCGTGCGGCCGGAATCACCATGCTTCGATACGCCGACTGGGTCGAGATGTATCGACACTACTTCAACGGGCGCTGTGCGTACTGCAATCGCATGATCGGGCTTCGAGCGGACGCCAAAGAGCGAACGAAGGATCACATCATTCCGGTCAGCCGCGGTGGCCTTCACGCGACGACGAACATCGCGCCGGCGTGCCGGGCCTGCAATGCCAAGAAGGGGGCAATGACCCCGCTCGAATGGCTGATGGCCCACGGGCGTGACTGATCGCCGCACCGATGTTGACGCGAGACGGATTGATCCATGAGGATTAAGGAGTTGACCTGATGTTGCCCGTACCTCGACGAAGGCCGCCGATGTCGCCGCTCTCGCTCTCGCCGGAAGAAAAGGACGCGCGGCGTGAGCGCATTGCCCAACTGCGCCAGCAGGGGTATTCCTACGAAGATATCGCCGCAGCCATGAAACTCTCGGTCAGCACCGTGAAGGCCTATGCTCAGCCGCAGCGACGAGAGTCCGATGAAATACTTCGCCAGCGACGCCGCATCTATGAGCTGCGCGACCAGGGTCTCTCCGTCTCCGAAATTGCCGATCAGGTCAATCTCTCGAAACAGCGAGTGCAGCAGATCGTCTCGTCCCGCCCGTCTCAGGCTGACCGGAAATACCGGCCGAGCTCCGAGCCGAAACGGACCATCACGATTTCGGCGGATGGGCTCGACTGGCTGCGCAGGACGGCAGCGGAGTTCGGCTTTCGCCGGACACGCGGTCCGCATGGGAGCAGTGATGGAGACGTCAATCAATTGATCCTGGCGCTCCAGCACGGCGACCTCGAGATCGTCCCGACCACCAAGAACAAATCCTCCTAATACCGCATCGAATCGGCCCTGAAGAGCACCGTCGCAGTCTCGCTGGTATTGCATAAGTATTGACTAACTATGAGTATATAAATATACTTATCATGTGACGAGATCGGAGAAAGGAAACGGATGATGGCCGCGATCGCGTCGATCACACTCGTAGGAAATCTCGGAAGGGAACCGGAGACTCGCTATACGCCAAACGGCCGCATGAACGTGCAGTTCAGTATGGCGGTAACCCGGCGCCGGACCGACAACGAGGGCAATCTCGTCGAGACGACGAACTGGTTTCGCGTCACCGCCTGGGGGCGACTTGCCGAAACGCTCGACCGCCTCGTCGCCCAGGGACACCTGGTGAAGGGTCGTCAGGTCATTGTCGAGGGGGCGTTCGAGGCGCGCGAGTATCAGGACCGGGAGGGAACGACGCGGACGTCGCTCGATGTGACGGCGAATGAGGTGGTTGTGCTCGGTGCCTCGCCGGCGAGCGCCAATTACGAATGACGATGATCCGCCGATCTAGGCGGGAGAAGAGAGAGAAGGGGAATGCTCACCGAAGAACAACGCCAGCTCTATGCCGAGCTGAAGAAACCGTTTCGGCCGGATCAGATCAAAAAGGTCAAGCAGACGGGAGTGAAATACATCGAGTACGACGATGTTATCGAGCGGCTCAATGCGGTTGTGGGGGAGTGGCATGACGAGGTCGTCAGTCACGAGGTGATCCCATACGGCCAGACCGATAACGGCAATGATCGTTTGCTCGTGCGTGGCGTGATCCGGCTCACAATCCCGGCGCTCGGATCGCGCGAGCACATGGGCGTCCAGCTCGTGACGGTCGCGGCGCGCGGCGAGGATTTGATGAAAGGCGTGATCAGCGATGGAGTGAAGAAGGCGGCCGAGATGTTCGGCGTGCCGATCGATCCGACGAGCTCGGTCTATGCCGGCCATGACAGTCAGGAAGTGAAAGCCCCGGCAAGGAGATCGGCTCCCCAGCAGACGGCCCAACCGGCGAATGTCGCGGCCGGCATTACCGAGGAGCAGATCGGCGCCATCACCTCCTTGTGCCAACGTGCCGGCATCCTCCCCGAGGGCGTGGCCCGGCGCGGGTATGGAAAGCCGCTCTCCGAGCTGACCGCACTCGAAGCGCAGGCATGCATCCGTGATCTGCAGGCAGGGAAATATGAGGCGGTGATCGACGAGACGACTCAATCCGGGAGCGGCCCGGCCGCGAGCGATCGCCAGCTGGCGATCCTTGGCGGGTTGGTTTCGGATCTCCGCATGAGTCAAGCGGCAGTCGTCGCCGAGTTGCAGCAACGCTTCCGCGTCTCCGCTCCGGAAATGCTCTCGTTCGATCAGGCGGTCACCTGGATCGAAGAGTTGCGCAAGCAGAAGCACACGCGCCGGAGCATGCGAGGCGCCTGATACTCGCACATTTGTGCTTGTCAGCAGAGTTCCAAAAAATATATTATCTGGAACACGCGGACGCCGCCGGAGACGGACCGGAGGACCCATGAGCGCTCCATATCACAACCTCGCCTCGGTGCTACGAAACGCACATGCAGTGGCCAGCCAGCGGCCAGTTCTCCCTTGGGCGCATCTTCGAGACTGCGAACAATACAAATGGACACTCCTGGTCGATGCGATTTCGGCGGAGTACGCCAGCGACCCGCTCTTTTCGATGAGCGGTGAGTGGCTCTACACCACCTGGGCCAAAACGCTCCTGCTCTCTGTCCCGCTCTACCGACAGGCATCACCGAAGGCGCGCCGCTGTTGGGAATTCGTTGCCAAGACTGGCCGGTCGTACATGGATCGCCTGGAGGCACAAGCGAGGGAGGAACGGAAAAGCGCATGAATCAGCCGTCAACGATTTACGAATTGATCGATCGCGAGTTGGGGTTGCCGGATATCGAGCAACTCCGGATGTTGGCGAAGACACGGACTGCGATGCACCGCGGGAAGGCCAGCCAGCGAAAACTCTCGGAGGAATACGAGCTCATCGGGCTCTGTGGTGAGCGCCAATTCGCGCGGGAAGTCCGCGAGCCGATGGATGTCCGCATTCTCCAACATGGCACCCGTCGAGGGAATTTTCGGCTGATATTCCGCGGAAAACCGGTGCGAGTCGATGTCGTGACTGCACGCGAGGTAGCCCGGGGGTTGCCGAATCTCGCGGTTTCACCATCGTCGAACGTGCATCCGGATCTCTATGTGCTCGCGCTCTTCCACGATCCCGATCATGTCGAGTTGCTCGGCTGGATCGAGGATGAGGAAGCAAAGACCTACGGGGTCGGCCGGCTCGCCGATCATCTGCCCCTCAATCACATCATCCCGGCAAAATCGCTCCATGACATGCCGTCGTTCTTTGCCGGATTGGGCGAAGCGGTCGAGCAGCCGGCGCTCTTCGATCTGACAGGCACCCAATCCGGGGCTGCGGCTCGGTGGCGATCATGAGACGGGCGGCGCCCGGTCCGGTGCTGCTGCTCGCCGTGGTTGTCCTGGTTGCGCCACTGCCGTTCCTGGTCACGGGCATCGTCATCGCCGCCCTCGTCGCACTTGCTCTCAGTGGTATTGATTCCGATATCAAGTCTTGACTAATTGCGAGTGTATAACTACACTCATGGCATCCAGGCCGGAACGGAGCCGGCTTTTTATTTCACCTCAATAGTTCCGTAAAAAACAATTTATGGAACTCAAGGGGTAACGGGGGATGACGATGGAGAGAGCACACCCACTCAGAACCAGCCGTTTGCAGAGTCCGGAAGGACGATGGCTTCGCGAGCATGCCGGCCGGATCGGCGAGTCGCTGCAGGAAGCCGGCATCGTGGTGAATCGCACGGATGACCGCGCGCCGTTCGTGCACTGCACGGTCACGCTCGATGGTGCCGTTGTCTACGCCGGCACGAATCGCGCCTTCGGATTGCGCGAGGCGATCCGGCGGCACCTCGCCGCAGCCTGATGACCACGCTGGAGAAATACGAGGCGAAGGTGCGAGAGCACCGGGAGCAGAAGCGCCGGCTCGAAGAGCGGCGGATGCAACTCCTCGTGGAGGGATTGCGGGAGCAGTCCATCCGGATCAGAACCCTCGACCACTCGATCCGCACCAGCCTCGAACAAATCGAAAAGTACGAAGGCAAGGTCGCCCGCATGAAGGAGCAGGGGGAGTGAACGTCTATTTTGCCGGCCGGTTCTCCCGGCGTGAAGAGCTGCTTGGGTACAAGGAGGCGCTCGAGGAGATGGCGCCCGACTACGGTGCCGAGATCACGGTCACCAGCCGGTGGCTGCTGGGCGGCCACGAATGGTCCGGCACCGCGGACGAAGAAGTTCCGCTCGACGAATGCGCTCGATTCGCGCAAGAAGACTTGCACGATCTCATGAGAGCCCACGTCATCGTTTGTTTCACCGAGCCGCCAAGGTCCGGCCCAGCTCGCGGGGGCCGGCATGTCGAGATGGGGTATGCGCTCGCCGCTATGAAGCCGGTGCTCTGCGTCGGTTACCGGGAGAACGTCTTCTACTGTCTGCCTCAGGTGCATTTCGTTCCGACCTGGTCACAAGCGGAGGAGTGGTTGCTCTCCCGATCCATCACGGATGTGACCAAACTGATGGCTCGCACGCGCGCAATGGAACGCCTCTATGAGGAGGTTGTCGACCGGTTCGCTAGGCAACTTCACGACGCAAATCAGTCGACCAAGTCGACCAACCGGAGCGCGTCATGACGGTCGACATCGCGGTTGCCGGCGACATCGCGCGCATTCAATTCCGGTCGTTCCCGCTCGAAGACTATCCACTCTTCCTGAAAGTGAAGGCGCTCCCCGAATCCAGCGTCGAGTACGACCCATGGCAAGACGTCTACACCGTCACCACTGCGGCACGGTTTGCCGAGCGATTGGGCCTCGATATTCCGGCACCGAGCCGGATCATCGGCAATCTGGCCCCGCACCTCTACGACTACCAGCAGTTCGCGGTCGGGCTGGCGCTGAAGGCCAAGCGCTTTGCCGCCTGGCTCAACACCGGATTGGGCAAGACGCCGGTGCTGCTCGAGTACGGCAATCAGGTGCATGCAATGACGGCCGGCCGGGTGCTGATCGTGACCCCGCCGGCGGTGATCCCGCAGACGATCGAGATGGCCGGCGACTTCTACGGGGCAGATTCCTACCTCGCGAACATGCGACACATCGAGAGCCGTGACGAGCTGATCGCGTGGTGCAACGGTCGCGGGGATGAGCCGATCGCCATCACGAACTACGAGAAGTTCATCCGCGGCGAAATCAAGGATCTCCGCCACCTCGCCGGGCTGGTCCTCGATGAGAGTTCGATCCTGAAGACCGGCGGCGGACGCATCAAATGGAACGTCATCCACTCGGCCGAGGGCATCGAATACAAGCTGTCGAACACCGCGACCCCGGCCCCGAACGACGCGATGGAATACGCCTCGCAGGCCGCATTTCTCGAAACGATGCGCTCCGAGGGCGACGTGCTCTGGACGTACTACAGCAAGACGAAGAGCGGCGATTGGGTGATCAAGCCACACGCGCGACGGGCATTTTACCGCTTCCTCGCCTCGTGGTCGCTCTACATGCATGACCCGGCGAGATTCGGCTTTCGGAACATTCTGGCCGGGTTGCCTGATCCGGTCATCCACGAAGAGCGGATCGAGCCGACCGACGACCAGCGCCGGCGCATGCAGGCGATTCAGGTCGAGTACGGCGCCGACATGTTCGGTGGCAAGCTCGGCATTGTTCCCCGTACGAAGCTCGCCCAGCTCGCCCGCGGCTTTCTCTATCGCGAAAAGGGCAAGATCGTCGAGCGCTATGACAGCCGCAAGCCGCGCCGAATCGCAGAGATCGTTGCCGATGAGCTGACCCAGGAGCGGCAGGTATTGATCTGGACGACGTTTGACGAGGAGGCGCCGATCCTGCTTGAGGCGATGCGGCAATACGGCATACGGTGGGAAGGCGACCAGATCGCCGCGCTCGACGGCAAGCAGCCGGAGGCGAAGCGGCTCGATCTCCTCCGGCGATTCAAAGCCGGCGAAACGCGCGTGCTGATCAGCAAGCCGCAACTCATCGGCTACGGCCTCAACCTGCAATTCGTCCGCGCCATGATCTTCAGCGGCTTCGACGATTCCTTCGAGCGGAGCTATCAGGCGATCCGACGCGCCTATCGCTATGGCCAGACCGAGCCGGTGCACGTCTATTGGCCGTACATCCCCGAACTCGAAGGCGCGATGTTCGACAACATCCGCCAGAAGGAAGCTCGGTTCCTAGGCGACGTTGCTGCCCAGGAAGAGGAATACCGCCTGTCATTCATTGAGAGCGGCGAGCTCCGGAGGGCGGCGTGAATGACCTGGTTATACGTCCCGGGACTCTCAGTGGACTCGCCCTCTGCGCTGGCATCGGCGGGCTCGAGCTCGGTCTCAAGCTGGCCCTCGGAGACGCGTATCAGTGTCGCCTCTACGTCGAGCGCGAAGCATTCGCTGCGGCCGTCCTCGTGGCGCGGATGGAAGACGCGACCCTGGATCGAGCTCCTATCTGGGACAGTATCGAATCCTTCGATGGCACAGCGTGGCGTGGACTCGTGGATATCGTCTCTGCGGGCTTCCCGTGTCAGCCGTTCAGTCTCGCCGGCAAACGACGCGGTCTTGCCGACGAGCGATGGATTTGGCCCGACATCGCGGAAATCATTCGCGAAGTGGGACCGAGCTACGTGTTCGTGGAGAACGTACCCGACCTTGCCCGGCATGGACTTGCCGCTGTCCTCGCCGATCTTTCCGAAATGGGGTTCGACACGGAATGGGATCTGTTTTCAGCAGAAGAAGCGGGTGCGCCGCACCGTCGCGAACGGCTCTTCCTCCTGGCCCGCTCCAACCGCAATGGATGGCCCGAAGCAATCGAATCCACGTCGGCCGGGAGACCGGACGCTTCCGAGTTCAGCGGCGAACTGGCCTACGCCCGATGCGGGGGGTGACGACGCGGATCAATCGGAGTCCGTCGCCGAATGCCGAATATCGACCGGCTTTGGCGGCACTTGCCGAACGGTGGCCAACACCGACGGCAGCGGATGGAGATCGGGCGAGCGCGACCTATGCGCGCGGGAATCCGACGCTCAAAGGGACTTCACAGAACTGGGCGACCCCACTCGCCATGGATTCGCGCATGACCGGGAATCAACGGGACCGGTCGGGACCGACGCTGACCGACCAGGCGGTACGGTCGGGATCATGGGCGACGCCGCGGGCGTCGCCGGCGGAGAACCGCACGACCAATCGGGCACCGAGCCATCTCAACTCGACCCATGGGCCGCATCTGTCGGCGCAAGCGCTCGACCACTCTGGCCCCCGCGTCCAGGAGAGCGCGATCAATGGGAAGAGCTCATCACTATCGACCCACGTTTTAGCCCCGTCCTTCGTCGAGACGCTGATGGGACTGCCTTTCGGGTGGACCGCCTTCGAACCCTTGGGAACGGAGTGGTGCCGGTGGTGGCGGCAATGGCGTTCCGTACTCTGCTCGATCGATTTCGCGGGGGAGGGTGAAGCGGCATGACTGAACGACCCTACATCCACGATGGGGACCTAAGCCCACTACAGAAGGCAATCCACGATGGCCCTGCGTACGGGTGGATGCAACTCAAGGGCACCGACATCTGCATGGACGTGTACTGCGAGTGCGGTGCGCATCTCCACCTCGACGGCATCGGCATCTACGCCATCAAGTGCATGGAGTGCGGGGAAGTCTGGACGATCGGCGCCAACGTGGAGCTGGTCCGAGGCAATCCGCGAAACAGTGAGGTTTGGCAACTCAGAGACGAGGACGAAGACCATGACTGAACCGACCTATGACATCCGTTTTGGCGATTGCGTGCCGGGCATGGCGGAGTTGCCGGCGGATTCGATCAACCTCTGCGTGACCTCGATCCCATTTGCCGATCTGTTTCAGTACAGCGCCAAAAACGAGGACATCGGTAACTGCGCAGCTGGGGTTGATCTGCGGGAGACGGAGTTCGCCATTCACACCCGGTTCATGATCGAGCAGCTGCTGCGTGTACTCGAGCCGGGAGCCGTCGCCGCCATCCACATTCAGCAGCTTCGCGCCACCAAGGTGCAACACGGATTTATGGGCCGCCGCGACTTCCGGGGAGCAACCGTCGATCTCTTCTGCGCCGGAGGCTTCGACTGGACCGGCGAGTTCGTGATTCCAAAAGACCCACAGCGCATCGCGCAGACTCAGAAGCTTCATTCCCTGCAGTTCAGGATGGCCCGCACTGACGCGCGGGTATTGGCCCCGGCCATTAACGACTACGTGATGTTGTTTCGAAAGCCCGGCGAAGGTGGCACGCCGGTACCCGCGCTCTACGACCGCGATCGCAACCCAGACGGTTGGATCACGGCGGAAGACTGGATCAGGGATGCACACGGCACCTGGTCCGGTGTGTGGGACGACATCCACGAGATCGACATCCTTGACGGATTCAAATCGGCGCGGGAAGAGGACGACGAAAAGCACGTTTGCCCGCTTCAGTTGACGGTCATCCGGCGATTGATCCAGCTCTATTCGAATCCCGGAGGCACGGTCCTTGACCCTTTTATGGGTATCGGGAGTACGGCGTTCGTTGCCATTGAGCAAGGGCGAAACGCCGTCGGCTTCGAGCTCAAAGAGAGTTACTACCAGCAAGCTATTCGCAACAGTGAGAAGGCGCTCGAGCGTCGCCGTCAACGACTGGCTCCGCTCCCGCTTTTTGCCGGATTGCTTGGAGAAAAGGCAGCGGTATGAGCCGGAAGCGAGCACGGCGCCGGTCGTCGCACGACGGCCAGGCGTCATATCCCAATGCATGGACGGCCATCATCAATACCCGTGACGGCGAGACGGTCTACCCCTGCGAGTTTTGCGGTCGCTGGCACTCGAGCAAGCTGCCCGGTTGGCTCTTCAAGCTCTACAAAAAGACCGGCCGGGTGAAATGCCGGGCCATTCCATCTGCTCCTCGAACGATCGAGACGGAGGCGGTCAATGGCTGAAAAGAAAGCGGTCGACGCGCACGAACTGACCTCGATGTTGCGTCGCCACTATCTCCCGGAGAACCGACCGCCGAGCGGTTTCTTCGCCGCCGAAGTGGAGTCACCGGACGGGAAGCGGCGCGCCGATGCGCTCTGGGTTTCGACGATTCGAAGCACGGCGTATGGGCTCGTCGGCCACGAGCTGAAGGTCAGCCGGTCGGATCTGCTTGTCGAGCTGGCCGATCCGGCAAAGTGCGATCCATGGATGCAGTACTGCGATCAATGGTGGCTGGTCGTCAGCGATCCGGCATTGATCGAAGGGCTCGACATCCCGGAAACCTGGGGCATCATGGCGCCGCCATCCGGCCGGCTCCGGCGATCGATGACTGTGTTACGGCCGGGACCTCGGCTGCATCCGATCGACCAGGCTCCGGGACTGCGCCGGCTCCTGTCGTGGCAAATGCATCACTACGGATCGCGGACCGCCAACGCCGAATACCAGATCGAACGTGCCACCCGTGAACGTGACGAATTGCGGCGGCAGCTCGACGATCGAGCGAACGCGGCGATCCACGTGCACCCCGAGACGAAGCGGATTTCGGAGCTGATTCGAAAAGCCCATAGCCAGCTGCGAGCAAACGAAACCTGGCTTTCCCATATCGATGACGACGTGATCGTGATGGCACTGGCCGATGCGGCCGCCACCCGTGATCTCGCTCGATCGCTGCGAAGCCGTATCCGGAACCTGCTAAAGGACCTCGAAGGCGGGCTGAGGCAGTTCGATTTCGCCCGGGAGGATGCCGAGAAGGCGGCGCGATTGGGGCTTGCCGAGTTGGAGGCGCTGACGGCAGATGAATACCCGATTTTGGAAGGAGTTCCCGCATGACCGGAGATGAGCGTACGGCGCTGAGTCATTGGTTCCCGGCAGTTCAGAAGGTGCTCCCCACCGAGCGATACCCGAAAACGATCCTCGTCGCTCCACCCAAAGGATGCCGACTGCTCCGGCTGCTCGATGGCGACGAGCCGACCGGGCTAGATGAGTTCGAAGAGCGGCTTGCCGAAGCGGCGGAGACAATCGGCTACCCGGTATTTCTCCGCAGTGACCTTACCTCGGCGAAGCACGAGCCAGGTCCGCCTTGCGTTGTGCGGGGCGAGAAAGCGCTCCTCCGCTCGGTAAGCGACATTGTTGACTATCAGGTGCAGAACCTGATCACACCGATTGGTCTTGACTGTTGGGCGGTGCGCGAGATGTTGCCGATCACACCCGCGTTTTATGCATTCGGCGGTCTACCGATCGTGCCGGAAGTGCGCCTGATCGTGCGAGGCGGCCGGTTCGAACGCAGCTTCCCATATTGGCCGGCTGCGGCGTTGGAGGAAACGGCGAGGCGGGTCAACGGTGATCCTATGAGCGGAGGCCGCTTCACGCTGGCGATGGCCGCGATGAAGCTCGCCGCAAACAACGCCAAGGATCTACGCCAGATGCGCGAGATGAGCGAAGCCGTGTGCACCGAGCTCGACGGTGACTGGTCGATCGACTGGATGAAGACCGATCGCGGCTGGGTGCTGATTGATATGGCCGATGCCGATCTTTCATGGGTGCCGGAGATGGATACCCAGCAGTAGCAGACATTTCGTTCTAGGAGAAGTGCGTATGTTGCCGGTTCGACGGCTTGTAAAGAAACACGGCAGTTGGCGCAAGCACGAGCGCCAGCTTTACGGCGGGCAGGAGGTCGCGATCATCGGCGATCGCGACCACGCGGGGAAGATCCTGGTCGAGTTGCGGTCAGGCGATCTGGCCGGGGAGCGGCGCTGGATCGATCCGAGCGAGCTCGAGCGTGAGGACAGCGATGGAACCTAAGGCGCCGGTGAGCAATCTGGTTCCGTTCACGCCGCGGCGCAATGAGCGCGAGTTTCCGATTCGCGCCTCTCTCCTCAGCGACATTCTGCTCACGTTTTCCGACATGACCGGCAGTTACGCAGACGGCAAACAGCCATCTGATGCTGCGTGGCAGCGACTCAAGCGGGTATCGCACGAGCTCGCCGACGAGGTTGATTCGAAGCTCCGAAGCGCCAACGAAGGGTAATTGCCGATGATTCCTCCCTATCCATTACGCTGGCCGGATGGCGTTGATCGCCAGCAGCGGCCGAAGCAATCCAAATTCTCGACAACCTTGCGAGGTGCGATTGATGGACTGCGCCACCAGCTTGCCCTCATGGGCGCGCGGGATGTCGTCATTACCTCCAATGCCCGAACCGACGATCACGGCAAGATCCTTTCGCGCCAGGGCTATATCGCCGATACCGGAGTAGCGGTCTATTTCACGGTCAGGGGTGAACAGCGGATCATTCCCTGCGATACCTACGATCGGATCGAAGACAACCTGCATGCGATCGAACTGACGGTCGAAGCGTTGCGCAGCATCGAACGTTGGGGCGGGAAGCAGATATTCACCGCTTCGCTTCAGGGATTCGCCGCGCTGCCCGCGGGCGGAACGACTGGTAACGCGTGGTGGGATGTGCTCGGAATCGATCGGGCCGCGACCCGCGACGACATCACCGCGGCGTACCGGGGACTGGTCAAGACCAATCACCCCGATGTCGGCGGCTCCCCGGAATCCTTCCATGAGATCAACGAGGCGTATCAGGCAGCGTTGCGCCAGGTCGAGGCGGGACGATGACACGTCCGGCTGATCTGGAGGTTCGTGTCGCCGCTGATGCGAGCCAGCTCGCCGAAAAACTGGAGCGGCTCAACGATGCGATCCATCGAGCTGCGCGGGTGATGGCCGCCGTGTTCGACGAAATTATCAACGGTGATCGGACGCAACAGTTCTGGATGCGTCAAGAGACGGTGATTCGATACCACCCGGCGCTGCAACGGATGACGCTGAAGCAACGCCGTCGAGCACTTACGGGTAGAGGCATATCCAGCTGAGCGGTCATGCTCGAAAGGAGTTCGTGATGCATGCACTCAAAACGCCGCGGGGGCCGATCAATCTTCCAGCATGGTTGCTGATCCCGGAGCAGGTGTCCGACTTCGTGCGAGACCGATATGCCGGGCATCACGAGCCGTACCAGCATGTCATCACGGTGGCAAGCCAGACGAAGGGCACGCCGGCATTCATGGTCGCCTTGCTTCACGATGCCGTCGAAGATGGCTTCGCGCGCTGGGAAGACGTCGAGACGCTGCTCAATCCCCACCCGGAAGCGGATCGAATGCTTGCGGCGCTGCGGCTGCTGACCCGTGGCCCGGAGCCGTACGACGAGTACATCCGCGCGATTGCCGACTCGGAGAACGAGCTCGCAATCACGGTCAAGATGCTCGACCTCCTCGATCACCTCTCGCCGTATCGCTTTGCCGGGCTAACCACTACCCGGCGCGTGCGGTACATCGAAGCGCTCAACCTTCTTTCCGCAACCGGCCGATCGCTGGCACGGAATAACCAGATCGAAGCCGAGAAGGAAGTTCATCCCGACACGCGCGAGATCAAAAGCAGGCGCCGTCACCATTGTTTCGGCGAAATTCTCGGCTACTTCTCCCAAGAGCTAGCGCGCGATTATGCCGACGAGGATGTTCCGTATGCCGAGGCGATCTGGATCGCGTTCGACGCGGTCGCTCTCGCTCGTGCAGCACTACCGGCAAGACCCGATCAGGTGTTGGAGTGATGCCTCCGGACGTAGGGCGCTTGCTGGCTCAAGAGGGCGAGTACCAGGCGATGCTCTTTCAGACCAACTCGCACCCGGATGAAGTGCGCGGCTGGTTCAGGCTGATGCGAATGCATCGCATGAGTGAAGAGCAAGTCGCCGCGTTCGCAGCGAAATTCCGGCATCGGTGCTGTCATCGATCGGCCGATGCCTTCGTTGCGATGATCCGGATTGACGATTGGTATTGGGAAGATCACTCGGAGAATCCGATCGAAACCCCTTGACAAACTATATCTATATAGATATAGTTAGTGCATCAGGGAATTGGCCCTGGGGAGTGAAGAAGGGGGTATGGCGACAGGGGACAAGCTCGATTGGAAGATCAGGAGCGCCCAAGCCGAAGTGCCGTACACAGAGTTCGCCGAATGGCTGGAAGCGAACGGGTGGACATTCCAAAGGTCTCATGGAAGCCACCGGTTCTGGACACGAAAAGGAAGCGACGCCTTGAGTGTACCACTGGTCGGAGGCAACAAATACGTGAAGCGGCGCTACGTGCAAAGGGCAATCAAGATCACCGATCAGGCGGAGTAACGAGAGGGCGGGGCGGTCCCGCCCTCTCACCCTGAGCCGAATCCGAAATGGCAACGAGAGAGGAGATTCTGAGCCGGCACTATCCATTCGTCGCGCAGTCTGACACCGACGGATGGGCGATTTACTTTCCCGATCTTCCGGGCTGCCAGACGTTCGCGGAGACGTGGGACGACATCGGCCGCATGGCGCGGGAAGCATTCGAGGGATGGGTGATGGTTCAACTCGACAACGGCCGACCGATCGCCGATCCAACCGCATCCGAAGAGGTCATGCCGTGGAGCGTCGATCGCTTCACCGGAAAAGCGCCAGAGGACGCAGTTACCTTCACAACCGCGGAGGTCGCGTCGGAGTTGGGGATAACTCCGATGCGGGTGCGGAATCTGGCGCGAGCCCGGGGGCTCGGCACGAAGCGGGGTCACGATCTACGATTTAGCCGAGACGAAGTAGACAACATGCGTGTGCGCCGACCCGGACGGCCGGCGTCCGCGACGGGAGCTTAGGGTCCTGACGGTAATCCCGCCGTCGAAAAAGGATCGGGGACTGGAACAATGACGAGAAGGCAACCCCGGGTCCCTGAAGAAACGCCGTGGCGGGTTATCGGCTCCGTGCGATTCAAGGGATTGATGGGCGATCAACGTGAATACCAGGTGACGTGCAACGATCACGAGGTGGTGATCAGCTCAAAGACCGGCCAATGGCTCGATGGCTCCGTTTGGCTGCCTCCGCACGCTGCCCATGACCTTGCTGATCTCATCAAGCGAGCGGCGGAAGCGACTGCATCAGCGGATCGAGGCTGAAATGGACTGGGCTACCGTCGTTGCTAGCGTGATCGGTGGCGCCATGACCGGGGGCGCCACCATTCTCGGTATCCGCTATCAACGCAATGTTGATCGCGAGGAGCGGAGGCGAGAGGCGCGCGAGATTGATAGGCGGACTTTGATCGACCAAATGATCGCGAGTGCTTCGAATGTGATGCGGATCGCTACCAACGCGGTGACCGTCCGGGACTACAACGAACACCGCCTGTTTGGCCGTGCCGACGAGAATAACTACTACTCGCTCGCAAAGCTCGACGAGGCGAATACTGAGCTTCTCAATCTCACGGCGATGGCGATTCTCATGAAGAAAGAGGCGATCGTCAGTGCCGTCAATCGCCTAACCGATCAATTCAACATCACATTCTCGGATCGCCATAACGATGAGCGGAAAAAAGCGGCGAATGAAATTGCCAAGGAGCTGCGGTTCATTCTATTGGTGTTGGTGAATGAGCGCGATGCCACCTTCGGCGTATCGGAGCCTGATGAATGAGCCTGGAGCCTCGGTTTGATCCTGACAGCTCGGAGTACGCCGGGCCGCGATGTCCCCGCTGTCACGGCCCCTGCACGATCTGGTTCGGCCCGGCGCCCGGGTGGCACTGTCCTGTCTGCCACGATACCGACCACTCAGGCGAGTATCGCGTTTACTGCGCGGTCACGGTGAAAGCCGCACATGCCGAGCACGCTCAGGCAAAGGTGATCGAGGCGTTGACCACGATCGGTCGAGCCGTCACAGCGGAGCCCGGCAAGCGAAGGGAAAGCTCCTGAATGTATATCGAATGGCGAGACCGTGATCGATTCGGGCCTTCTTTCGATCAGACTGGAATGACGATGCGCGTAACCTGCACGTCTCGGCTGGGTTCGATAGTCGTCCTTGAGCGGCACACCGGTGAACGACCTGACATCCTCTTCATCGAAACGGAACAGTTCGCGGCCGTCGAATACCAACCCCAAGTTGGCGATCAGTTTGATCTTCGGCTCGGCGAACTCCAGGAACACGACATCTGGCCGGAGGAGAACAGTTCGATACGAATGAAGACGGCATATGTCGCTGGCGTTGCGAACGTCGTGCGGCCACTGAAAGCGAGAGAAGCTGATGGGCGATCCATTCTGGAAGAACAAGATCGTCGGCCACGCCGACTTGCCTATCTCGGAGCTGACCGGCAACCCGCTCAATCCCCGTTCTCATCCGGATCGGCAGCGGAAGGCCTTCCGTGGCGTGATCGAAGAGGTCGGCTTTATCGCTCCGCTGATCGTCAATAAGCGGACCGGCCACCTTATCGACGGCCACATGCGGCTCGAGGAAGCGACGGCTGCCGGTGTGGAAACGCTGCCGGTGACGCTGGTCGATCTCACTCCAGACGAAGAGCGGCGCGCACTGGCCACATTCGACCCGATCGCCGAGCTCGCCCAGCTCGATCGCGAGAAGGCAACGAGCCTCCTCCAAGAAACGATATCGACGAATCCGGCCGTGATGCAACTCCTGACCAAACTGGCAGCCGATGCCGGAGTGATTCCCTCGGCCGCTGCGCTCGCCGCTCCGGATGAACTCGACGATGATGAAGACGATGAAGCACCGATCCCGCTGAAGGGCTTCGAGCCGCCGTTCATCCGGCAGGGTAGCCAGCCGCGAATGGTGATCTGTCCCGAGTGCGGCTGCGAGTTCGAACGGTAACCGTCCTCATATCCGCGTACTGACCTCTTGAGTGAATGATCATGCCGGCGAAACAGTGCACAGCGACATCAAAACGGACGGGCGAGCGGTGTAAAGCGAACGCGATGAACGGTCGTGATGTCTGCTATCACCATGGCGGACGATCGCTGCGCGGCGCCGATCATCCGAACTGGAAGGGCGGAAAGACCACAGCGAAGATCGGCCGCTACTCCGCCGATCTACCTGAGCGCCTGGTCGATGCGTACGAGCGGAGCGTCACTGATCCGCAGCTGATTCACCTCTCATCCGAGATCGGCGTGCTCGATGCGAGGATTGCCGAGCTGATCGGGAAGATCGATGCAGGCGATCCGAACGGCCGGCTCGAGGAAATCGACATGGCATGGGCCGGGTTTGCCGAAAAGCGAAAAGCCGGAGACGTCGAGGGCATGAACCACAGCCTCCAGGTGCTCGAAGCCGCGATCACTCGGGAGCGAACCGACGGCGCGATCTGGGAGCAGATTCAGAAAGCCATCGATCTCCGGCGCAAGCTCGCGAACACGCAGCGCATGATCCTCACCGACGAGCAGAACGTCGTAACGGCGTCGCAAGTGATCACGCTGGCGCAGACGTTAGTCAGTATCATTCGAGAGCGTGTGAAAGACCCGATGGTCGTGCAACTGATCAAGCAGGATTTCGCGGCGCTGATCTCGATCGACCGGGGCCCGAACCATGACGCTCTCGCTGGCTAAACCGAACGCATTCAGTCTCTTTGCGGAAACGATTGTCGATTCGCTCGAGGCGCTCGACGAGTCTCCGATCGAGACGATGACGTTTCGCGACTACATGAACTTCATCTGGCCGGTCATGGAGCCGGACAACCCGTTCATCGACGGCTGGCACATCGGCTACATGTGCGAGATTTTCCAGGCGGTCGCCGATGGCGAATTGACGCGAGTCCTCTTGAATGTCCCTCCCCGTCATATGAAGTCGCTCACCGCGACGGTCGGCTGGCCCACCTACATGTGGACTCGGAAGCCGAGTCTCGAATTCATGTTCGCGTCCTATGCGTCCGAACTGGCGACGAAACACAGCGTCGATCGCCGCGACATCATCCAGTCGCCGCAGTACCGGGCGAAATTCGGAAAGCGCGTTCGCCTGAAGCACGGCGAGAACCTGAAGACACAGTTTGCCAACACGGCCGGTGGGAGCATGAAGGCTTCGCCGATCGGCGGGCAGCTGATGGGATTCGGCGGTGACATCCTCGTCGTCGATGATCCGCACAATGCGACCAGGGTTGAATCCGATCTCGAGCGCGAAGCGGTGATCACCTACTTCCGCAAGGGCCTGGTGACCCGTCTCAACGACAAGAAGAACGGGCCGATCATCGTCATCATGCAGCGCCTGCACGAGCATGATCTTGCCTCCCATTGCATCGAGATGGGATACGAGCACTTCTGCCTGCCATCACCAGCGCCCGAGCGGACAACCTACGTCTTCCCACTGAGTGGCAAAACGAAGACCGTCGAAGCCGGCGATCCGCTCTGGCCAGAACGCGAGGATGAGGAAGTTCTCCGCCGCATGGAAATCGAGATGGGGCCGTATGACTTCGCGGCGCAGTACGGGCAGCGGCCCGCTCCGCTCGCCGGCGGTGTCTACAAGAAACACTGGTGGCGGCGCTACCAGGAAGATCCTTCGGTCCTCATTCACACTGCCAAGAAGATCGCCATCTTTCTCGATGCCGCGATGAAGGCGAAGCAGGAAAACGACTATTCGGTGTTTGCCTGGTGGGCGATGACGCTGGAAGGTCAGGCGAACCTGGTCGATCTCGATCGCGACAAGCTTGAATACCCCGATCTGAAGACACGCGCGAAAGCGCACTGGGAGCGGCTGAAGGCGCTGCGGCGTCGCGGGCTCGAGATCGAGTTTGTGGTTGAAGACAAGTCGGCCGGAACCTCGCTGATACAGGACCTGGTGCGCGAGGGTATTCCGGTCATTGACTACAACCCCGGCGAGCCGGACAAGACGGCGCGGGCGAAAGCGTCGAGCGGCTACGTCAAATCGGGAGTCTTCGGCATTCCTGACGCGATGGCGATTCCGGGCGCGGCGATCTGGGTAGAGCCGTTCGTCGAAGAACACGGGAGCTTCCCGAAAGCTACGCACGACGACCAGGTTGACACCACTTCGATGATGGCGCATTACTGGTACATCAATCCACCGGATGTGGAGGAAGAGCAGACGACGCTTCCGGTGCTGACGGCACGGGCGCGCGATAACCGCATTGCCAAGCCGGGGAGAGGACGGTAACCGTGGAATCAGATCGCAGGAAAGCCGTGTCACCGCTGCCCGCCGCGGACATGGAGTGGGATGAGGAAGAACGGCCGAGCGATCGCCTCTCGCCGCGATTGCGCAACATCCTCATTCTTCGCATCGCTGGCTACAACTACACCGATATCGGCGAGTGTCTCGGAATCAGCCGCGCCACGGTCTACACCTATATCAAGCGCATCAACCGGCTGTTCCTTCGTGGGATTACGAAACAGGACGATACCCGCGAAGTCGGCTACCGTGTGGCGTACGTCTACGGACTGCTGGATGCCGGCTGCGATGTGCCCGAAATAGCCGAGAAGCTGCAGAACCTGGAGGCCCGCGTTCGACGTGCACAAATTGGGACACCGCGTGTGAGAACAGACCTTTCTTCATGTCATACTGAGTTCCAGAAAGTACCAGATTCGTAACCATTTGGAACTCAATGGCTGCCAATACCAGACAATCCGAGCACGCCGATCCGGCCATGCGAGCGCTCAAAGCGCAGGAGCTGGTCAGGGAAGGGCTGTCGAAATCCGAGGTAGCGCGTCGACTCGGTATCTCCCGAACGACGGTCGCCCGCGATCTACAGCTGGTGAGAGAGCGGCAGACTCGATCAGGTAAGGCACCGGCCAGGAAGCCGAAACTCAGCAAACGTGCGCCGGTGGTCAAGAAGACGCAGACCGGCGGCCTGTTCCAATCCCCATTGACGGCGATCATCCCTCCGTCCCACATCAATGAGCATTGGGACAAGCTCGACCTGAGCTCGGAGACCTTCGAGCGCATGGGCCCGGGCAAGCTATTCGATGTCCTCCGCAGCGCCTCGCCGGATGTTTCACGTGCCGTCTGGGATGCGCTCCGCCTCCTCGATCCTGGCCATGAGATCGATGCGTTTTATCCCGGCACGGATCGCCCGTACGAAGCGGCCAAAGCGAAGCTCAACGAGTTTATCGATCTCCTGAGCGATCGCTATGGATCGATGAAAGTGATCAATGGCCGGCTCTTCATGAGCGGGCTGACCCGCGGCGCCTTCTTGGCCGAGCTCGTGCTCGATGAGCAAGGGCGCACTCCGATCGACATCTCGCTGCCCGATCCCTATTCGGTGGCCTTCCGACTGGTCCAAGACGAAGAGCTCGGCGAGCGCTACGAGCTCGTGCAGTGGCAGGGCGGGAAGGGCTACGTCAGCATCGAACGCCCGACCGTCCGCTACATCCCGCTTGATCCGGCGGTCGGCTCTCCCTACGGTGTCTCGCCGATCGCGCCGGCCGTCTTTCCCGCGCTCTTCCTCATCGGCCTCCTGGGCGATGTGCGTCGTGTCATCGCCCAGGCGGGCTATCCGAAGACCGATCTCACCGTCAAGCTCGAAGGCATCAAAGCGATGTTCCCCGAGGACGCGGACTTCAATGAGATCCGTGAGGCGCTGGGTGGCGTCATCGACGACATCGCGAAAGATTACTCGGAGGTACAGCCGGAGGAAGCCTACGTCCATACCGACGCCGTCGAGGTCGGCCAGGCGAAAGGCGCGGTATCGGACAACTCGCTGCGCGGGATCGACTCGGTGATCGCGGCGCTGGAGCGCATGCTGATCAAGGCGCTCAAGACGATGCCGCTGATGATGGGAGACGCGCAGGGCACCAGCGAGGCAAACGCTAATCGCCAGTGGGAGGTGTATGCCGCCGGCATCAAGTCGCTGCAGCACCTGGCGGAAAGCCTGCTCGGCTATCTGCTAACGCTTTCCCTCGAAGTCCAGGGCATTGCCGCCGATGTCAAGGTGACGTTCGCCGAATTGCGTGCATCCGAGGAGCTGCGCGACGAACAGACCCTGACGCTCAAGCTCGCGAATGCGGAGAAGATGGAGGCGCTCGGGTATGCCGATCGTGATGAAGCATCCATGCACGCCGTCGGTCATCCAGCCGCGGTCAAGAAGCGAGCGCCGGCCCCGCCGCCAGCGCCGGAACCGCAAGAAGCAACGGATGAGCCAGGGGAGCAGACTCCGGCCGGCGAACAGCCGGAACCGCTCGACGCCGGCGAAGAGAAGGGGAGAAAACCGGCAGAACCAGAGCAACGCGAGGTCGAGCCGTTCGTGCCGGAGGCGCCCGGCAACCTGCCCGATCTGCCTGATCGCTTTGTCCCGGATGCCGACATTTTGAGCGATGCGACCGTGATCTGGGCGGCGGCGCACGAAGCCCCGCACGACACGCTGCTCGATGCGCTGTTACTTGCCGACGACGAGCATGAGGGCGGAGTCACTATCGAGCAGGCAAAAGTCGCCGGCGCCGACTGGGTCTACGACCGAAGCGCGAACGAATACATCGATGTCGCGACGAACGATCGGCTTGAGCAGAAAGCGCTCGCCGATCTTGCCGCGCCGGTCGTGGACTACCAGGTTGACAGGATCGATGCACTGACCGATGCCTTAACGGCCGGGGACATGACGGTCCGCTCGTTCGATCGCGAATTCCGCGACCGGGTTACGCGCGGCGTGCTCGCCGGTTATATGGCTGGCCGTGGCGGAATCAACATGATGGATGACGCTGCGCGGGCTGCTGCCGGGGAAGAGGCGCTGATCCAGCAGGAGTTTGCCCGCGGCTATGTCGAGAAGGTTATTGCCGGCGAGCTGACGCCGAATCAGATCAAAGCGCGCGCACGGCTCTATCCGGCATCGACCCGGGCGAATCTCTTCAAGGGGATTGCCGGCGCATTCGGAATCCGACTCGAGCAATGGCCCGGTTCGGGCCACACCGAATGCCTGGGCGCATGTCAGTGCCACCTCACGTTTGAGCAGCGCGAAACGACGGTGGATGTGACCTGGCACCTCGGCCCGGCGGAGGGGCATTGCGTCGATTGCCCGGATCTTGCCCGCCGCTGGAATCCGCTGGTCGTTGAGAAGGAGGCAGAGTGATGGTCGACATCATTCGCAAACCGGCACAGGAAGAAACCTACGCAGATGTCGACGGAACGCTCATCCCGGCCCGCTATGTCGTGGGTCAGGAGGGTGGGGGAGGCGGCGCCAGCGCTGTCACGATCGCCGACGGCGCCGACGAGGCAATCGGCGCGAAGAGCGATGCCGCCTGGAATGAGAGCGATCCGAGCCCGAGCGGGATCTCGATCTGGAAGCGGATTGCCGCCCGAGTCGCGACCCTTGGCGCTTCGAGTGACACCGTTTGGTCCGGGTCAGGCGACGGGACCATCAACGCGATCCTGAAGGCGTGCTTCGTCCGTCTCAACACCATTGCGAGCGGGGTAGTGCTCAATCGCTCCGGTGGAGCACTAAACATCATTATCAATAGTGGGCAGTCGGTCTCGGCGGCAAATCTCGATATCTCGTCGTACTCCGCGGTGTCGATCATCATGCCGTCCGCCTTCGACGGCACCTCGATCACATTCCAGGCAACGAACACGCTTGCGGGCACCCTGCAGCCGGTCTATGACCGATACGGCTACATCATCACCGTGCCGGTTGCCCCGAATCGCTGGATCGATCTCCCGGCTGAGATCGGCAAATGTGCGTTTATTCGCGTCGTCTCGAGCGCGACCGAAAGCGCTGCACGAACCATCGTGCTGTACGGCAAGCGCTAAGGAAGGAGCCAACCATGCCAATGACGTATCAGGAGCGTGATGCGGCCGTCCGGGATACCGGATTTCTTGCCCGCGTGAGCCAGGCGCTCGCTCAGCACGCGGTCTTCCTTATCTATTTGACCGAGGGCTCGGTCTACGAAGATCCGACCTATCCGGCCCAGGTTGCGTTTGCTCGCCAGGTGCTTGAGGGGCTCAACTCCCATGCCCAGCGCATTGCCGTCTGGGTGCTGGCCCATAGCTCGCAAGCCAACCTCAACAACACCGGCGATTTGGATGATCCGCAGTTGTTGAACGCAATACAGACAGTTTGGATCGAGTACGGGCAGATCACCGCGCCCGAGCCGGCAGAAGAGCCAGAGGCCTAGCGTGAGCAACCCCTGCACGCTGCATCTGCCGCTCAAGGCCGATTTCGTTGGGCGCGATCGATCCGGTGCCGTAGGGCCATCAACGAAGGCTGGTCCGGAGCGGTTTTTGTCCGGCGGCAGGGGGTACTACGCGGAGGAAGCGACAACCAATCTCGTGCCGAATCCGAGCTTCGAGGTCGATACCACAGGGTGGGTAAATCGGGGATCAGGCGTCACTATAGACCGCATCGCTACAGACGCTTCCGATGGGATCGCATGTCTCCAGGTGACAACGCCATCCGGCACAAACAAAGACTGGGGAGCTGCGACTTCTCCAAATCTCGCGGTCACAGCAGGACAACCATACGCTTTTGCATTCGATATGAAGGGATCGCCGGGAAGCGAGTGGTCATTACGGATTTCATGGCGAGACGGTGGTGGGGCGAGCCTCAACATCAGTGATGCGTCAGGGGTATTTGCCGGTGCTGGTTGGGAGCGCAAGGTGGTGAGCGGCATCGCCCCCGCCAACGCCACACAGGCCACGCTCATCGCCGGGACCGGCGCAACGGCCTCGACCATCAAGATTGACGCGGGACAATTCGAGCGCAAAGCCTACGCGACGAGCTACACCGACACGACCCGGGCGCTCACGACCCTCTCGTACCTGGCCGCCGGGCACATTTCCCCCGCGCGCGGTGCGTACATGGCTCGCTTCGTGCGCCTCACGGATACCGGCAATTTGCAGATGGTGATACGCGCTGGCATCGCATCTGCCGGCAACGACCTGCTCAATATCCGCGTGCGATCGGACGATGGCCTTGAGCTCCTTGCCTCAGCAAACGGCGCCAACACCAACATTTTTCTCAACGCAGCAGGGATGGACGTCGGCAGTCAGGTTATCGGCTATTGCGCGTGGGACGGGCCGGATATCACGCTGAAGAAATACGTCCCAGCCACGGCAACGTATCAGGTTGCCACTGGCACGCGCGGCGCCATTGTCAACAACATTCCCGGCGGGATCTTCATCGGTTCGACTGACGCACAATCGTTCCATCTTGACGGCGGGATATCCGACGTGACGTTCTTCGATCGCCCGCTCACCGATGCCGAGTTCGATCGAGCGGTAGCGATGCCCGCGTGGTCGTTCGACATGCTCAACGATGCACCGAGCGCACCGATGTTGTGGCCGGTGTAGTTATAGTCGTTATCTGCCGCCGAGTGATTCAAGGGCCAGATAACATAGCATCCACAGCAACACGCCGGTCGGGAGCATGAGGATCAAGAGCCACTTTATAGCTCTCGTGGTCGAAGAAAACTTTTCGCGCGCAATCCAGCCCGTAGCGACGATCTGCTCGACAAATGCCAGACGTATTGCTTCGTCAGTCGCAGCTTCGCTCCATGCCGCGAGCGCTCCCTCCTCTTGGTCCGCAGTGTCTCCAAAGTACAGCGGATTCTGCTTTTGTGGCCGTACTCCATTTCGGTCTCGATCCTTTGGAAGTAAGCCGTGAAAACACTCAAGCGTTGCCATCGTGGTTGCGATAAGGAAGGGGAAGCCCATTGTCGTCATAAGTGCTGTGAAAATCGTCTTCTTACTGGCGCTTCCGTCGTATTCATAGATGGCGTACGCAGCAGTAGCGGCGCGTGCAAGCACAGCGCCGCTTACAACGACCAGGAATCCGAGAATGACGCCGATTTTTGCGTCCGCTGTTTGAATCCAGTGGTCGTTCCGATCGAGCGCCTTTTCGAGAGTGGCAATAACTCTGTCTCCGGAATCGCCGGATTGGGGCCCGCTTGGCACGAACTAGCCCCGATCTAGCGCTCGAAGTGCGTCACAGTACTCTTTTCCGTGGCTCTCACACCAGTCGCTCCTGAGAATCCAGTAACGATCGAAGTTGAATTGTTTATCTGCCTCTCGGTCAATCTCGACGGATTCCCAAAGCAATGCGGGGTCACCTTTGCAGTCGCAGGAGAATCGCGCATGCCGATCGGAGATCTTGCCATAGTAGTTATCTGAAACAGCGATTTCGCAATTCTTAGCGCGCGCCGCGAGTTTCGCCGCCATATTCACCGGACGCCCAGCCCAAACTTCATTTCGCCGCGTGCCGTTTTGTCGGTTGTTGCGCATGCCGACCTTCTTGACCATCACACTGCCATTCGCGATACCGATATGTGCACCAATTTGGCGATCCTCATCTGTGAGGTCGTTGCCTAGGAGATTCTCTACTCGAGGCTTGAAAACTAGGTCCGCGAAGGTCTTGAAGGTGATCGCTGAGGTGAACGCACGGTAGGGCTCGTCACCGTTGAAAATGCCGAATACGCCGTCGCCTTTGACATCGATATATGACGCCCCACCGAGATCTAGGATTCTGACAGCCGTTTCTGTAAAGAACGAATAGATTCGGGCAAGTCTTCGCGCCTGGGTGCCCGCGCTTAGAACCGTTGACCCGACCATGTCGACAAACACACAGTTGATTTCGGGGATCTTGATCCAGTTAGCTTCGGGATAACTAGACGGGAGATGTTCTTGTTCTTCGTATTCAATTGCTTCGCCAAATTTTGCGATGGCATCAGCGACAATGTTTCGCGCGGCAGTGCTCCATCGAGTCTCTTGTGTTTCTGGGTTTGGCATAGTGCTCCACTCTGGTACTGGCTCTGGCCATGACATGCCATGACCATCGGGCTAGATCGTACGCTCATGTGGCGACATTTGCAATATCTTCTGGAGAATAGGCCGACGGGGTTGAAGCGTCTTGATCTGTCTCATGATTGGCACCCGTAGCCGTCTCCGTCCCCATCGAAATGATGGGGATCGGGCGGTAGCACTACAAACCAGCTATACGGGATATCCGCGCAGTCGAGGTCGCCACCTTGGGAGACTGGCGGGATGCAGACATCGGGGTACGAGGGATCGCAACCGGCAGATGATGCGATGTCCATTCCGGGATTCCCGGCGGCTGGCGTTGGCGTCGGTGCCGGCTGACCGAGCGGGGTGTCAGCTCCGCCGCAGGCACTCCACAAGCCGAGGCCGGCGTTCTGAGCGGCCGTCTGCGCCTCGGCCAGAAACTCGGCGTACTCCACATCCGGCCGGTAGACTTTCGCAATCGCATAGCCTTCACGCACCATCTGATCTTGCACGAGGCGGTAGCGACCCGCACCCTGTTCGACCCAGATCGAACGGAGCAGCCGGTCGTACCGGTCGGTGTCGCTGACATCGGTATCGAGATAAACCAGCGTCTTGACGGGGATGACCGTGGCCAAATAGGCCGCTGCCTCTCGGCCATAGCATTCTTCGGGAGTGTCCGGGTCAACGTCTTCCGGCGTATCCATCCCTATCATGCGGACGGTGTAGTAGTCGTGCCCGATGGAAACCTTGATCGTATCGCCGTCGATGATTTCCCGGACGCGGGCCTTCCGGGCGCCAGGTGGCAGCATTGGCCGAACGAAACCCGTTTGGTCAATCGAGGGCAGATCGGGGCACGACCAACCGGCAGCCTCAGCATCCTCATGGAACAGGAAATGACTGCAACCATCAGCTGCTTGGCCGCCGCGGTCGGTGATCGTCATCAGCGATAAACAGCACAGGCATACGATGGCAACTCGCATCGATCGCCTCAGAACACGTCGATTTCGTAGGAGCGGATGTCGCCGTTTATCCCGTACTCATAGACCCAATCGGTCACCTCGATGCGGGCCTTGCCATTGTCGTCACCGAGATCAAGCAGATTGCCATTGTTGTCCCAGCCATTGCCCGACTTCGTTGCAACACCGCGCGCGAGACTGAATAGGCTGTCGACATCCGTATTGGGCCGGTACGCGAAAATCACGATGGCGTCGGTCGTCCCATGCTCCGTAAACGCCGCCTGGAACGCCCCCTGCATCGTTGCGAGCACGTAGCCATCAGCCATTCCATCGACGAATCCGTCGACAACGATACGCATTCGGCGGCGGTTATGATCGCCGAAAGAGACATCGCTGTCCTCGATAACTGAATAGGCGAGCGGCTGGTTGCTTCCCTCCATCGTCGCCGTCGGCGTTGGTGCCGGTGTCGGGGTTTTAGGTTTCGCGGAGGGGGTGCATGCATAGTCAGCCCAGATCCCGCGCTTGTTGCTTTTCGCGGTCTCCTCGGCTTTGGCGAGCCTGGCGTCGCGTTTGGCGTGACCTTCCCGCGCTTTGAAGTGGGCATATCCGTCGGCAATCATGCGCTCATCAATGAGTTGAGCGGTCTTCCCTTCGCGTGGCTTCCAGGTATAGCGAAGGAGGCGCCCCTTCTTGTCTTCTGAATCGCCGTCCTGCTCAAGGTAGACCGTCGTGCCGATCGGAATCAGTTCTTTTAGGTGCTTTGAAGCGGCGTTGAAGAAACACCGGCCCTCTTCTGGCGCATCGGCTGAGATCATGAGTACGGTTGCTTCGCTGCCTGCAATCGTGACCCGATATTTGTCGCCATCTTCGTAGCCGGTGACCACCGCCTCCGTGCTGCCGACCGGTACGCCATCGGGCAGCGTTTCTTGAGCGCGGGCGTCAAATGCCCGCCAGGCGGCGAGCGCAGCGGCAAGCGAGCCGACAAAGCGTCGGCGCGTACTGGTCATCCCCGTTCCCCCAACTGTGCACGATGCTAGCGACATCGCCTTTCGATAGCTTGCACCAGCCAAAATTCCCTAAGAATGTTGTACATCGGCGGTATTGTATCAGTGTGATGATGAGGCTGGTGCAAGCAGGCGCAATCTCCTTCCCTAGAACGGTGGGAAGTGCAGCACCTTTTCGTGTTCGGTGGCAGCCTGCTCGAGCTCAGCGGCCACCTCTGGATCGTCCATCCAGCGCTCTAGCTCGTCTTCATCGCAAAAGCTTGGATCGTTTGCGGCCGCTTCATCGATCGATCCGAGATCGAGCCTGACGTTGAAGTGATCGATCCATTCGGTCTCGGTGACCACATGCAATGGGTGCGTCATGTCGTTCTCCTCTCAGCTTTGCAGAACGCATGTTCTTTCCGTGGAACCATCATAGCCAGGTGCCGGCAAAGCGCAAGATGTGTCCGGAGGTCACGTGTTACGAGGCAAGGGGCAGGGAGAGATTGAGCGCACTGATCGTTGCCGGTTCTTGCTTCGCGGTCGCACGTTCACGCGGTAGGATGAGTTCCGGACCGTTGTTGCGCGTGTTGTTCACCAGGTCGCTCACGGGCCAGAAGGTCAAGCGCTCGCCCGGATACGGCCGAAGCAGCGGCATAATCGTGGAGAGGTCGCGCTCCTTGCGATCGATCCAGCGCAACTGATCGGCGCGTGTTTGCAGCAGAACCGGCATGCGATCGTGAATATGGGCGATCTCCGGCGCCGGAGTGGTAGTGATCACGCAGTAGGTCTCGGTGGTCGTGCCGTCGGCATTTGTCCAGGCATCGTACAGACCGGCGATCCACAGCACCTGCTCGTTAGCCGACCGGATGGTGTACGGAATGCGCTGGCCGTCTTCGTCTCGCCACTCGTAGTAACCGGTCACCGGCACGATGCACCGCCTGGTCGGAACGAGATCGCGAAACATGTCCTTGTGCAGTAGCGTTTCGGCGCGGGCATCGATCGGCTTTGGCGTCTTCTTCGTTGATTTCGGCCTTAGCAATCCCCAGCGCATGAGGCGGATGATGTTGTCGCCGTTGCGATCCTGGACGATGACCGGGTGATCCTGACCGGGCGCCGCGTTATAGGTCGGCGTGTAGATGGTCTTGAAACGGTCGATCTCGATCGCGATCTCCAGTTGGGTGAACATCTCTTTCGGGATTTCCATTTCATCCCATTCGCATCTCAGTCGTCCGCACATGGAGCCCCCTCCGCCGGTTCGATGACACGGCCGCAGTTCGCGCAGACCTCGGTCCCCTCCATGACCTCGCGCCAGGTAATGTGAGCCACCATAAAGCAATAGCGCGCATCGACAACGCAGGTGTGACAGAGACCGGTCAAGACCGGTGGCGGCGGAGAAAGCGGCTCGACCCATGGGACTGAGTTCGTGACGGTGTAGACGTAGCCGGAATCGGCTTCGAGCCGGCCGTATGCCGGTAGTGGGCTTTGATGCCCGCGCCACCAGGCGAGCGGACCCTTCCGATCCGGCTCGGTGGCCGGTGGCGATTTGGGAACGCCGCCTCCGCTTCCGATCTTACTCATAGCTCGGTTCTCCCCAGCCGAAATCGTTTTCCGTCTCGAGCTCGGCGCGCCCGAGCCGATGACCGCAGGGGACGGCATAAATCCAGCCGTCCCGCGTGGTTTGGCGGGCGAGCAGATCGCCGCAGTACGGGCACACACCCGCCTGGATGATGCCGCGGAAGCGATCGACATCCGCTTCGAGGTCCTCGGGGAGAACATCGGTATCAATCTCGATCTTGCCAGTCACGACGGTTCTCCTTTCATGAATGCCGCCTGTGGCAGCCACTCTTCGAGCGGACCGAATTCCCACTCGTAGAACATCAGCATGCGCGGATCTTCGAGCACGAGACCGAGCTCGCCGGCGATCCGCATCTGCTCGATGACCCGGTCACGAATGCCGGAGCAGAAGATGCAGAGATCGATGTCCGGAGACAGAACCTGAAACCCCGGCGGCCGGGACAGATAGGTCACGCGGGTACGCCGGATCGGCCGCCTGCAGTCCGGGCAGCGCTGGCTGTGATCGATCCAGGTGGCGTACTCGATGTTCTGGTCGGCGTCATAGACGTGCACGACCGCATGGGGGTCCAGTCTCATATCGGCTCCTCTCTCAGCCCTGTTCATTGAGTACGCATCTTAGAACAAGTGTTCTTGTAGGTGTCAAGCGTTTTTACCCCGTGACCTCAGGTCACAATCAGGCGATGTATGTGAGTTCCATAAATTCATGAATCGAGGACCAGATAATGCTACGATGAGGCGAAAGATGCCGATCGGAAATCGGTGAAAGTGAGGCGAGAATGCAGCCGATCATCTGCCCGCGGTGCGGGGAAGAGAACGAGCGTCGCTACGAGTCCGGACCGAATCATCTAGACGGACCGAACCAGTCAATCTGCCCAAACTGCGGGAAATCCTCTGGTTCTCAGCATCAGGTGCCGAGACTGCCGGTTCCGCGCGACCCGCGCATCAGACAACTCCCGAATCGCATCCGGAAACCGATCTAACCTCGCCCCATTGCCGGCTTGTCCCAAAACGTCTATGCGACTTGGTATTTTCTGGTGACAGATGGATTCCAGAAAATATAAAGTGATCCGCAGACGTTTTGGAGGATGTCATGCCGGCGGATCAGATCAAACTCGTTTCGGGAGCGCGCGCGATCGCCTTCGCGGGTGACGACCTCCTCGACATCGCCAAAGAACGGGCCCCTGATCCCGCCGTCTTCGATGAGCGCGATCCCTTCTTCTGGCGAGCGGAAGTCTCCAACAGCAACCTCGACTTCTACTTCACCCGGATGAACGAGGTTACGCTGACGAACTTCTCCGAAGACTCGACGGCCGGAGTTTCGTTCCAGGACTCGCACGACTACCGAAAGCTCGGATTCGGTCGCTCGCTCCGAGGCCAGTACATCCCGGCAGGCGCCGGTGAGATGACTGAAGACGGGTATCCGCTCAATCGCACCCATACCGATTTCGCCACGCTCCGCGGACTGACGCTCAACGGCGTCAACACGACCGACTTCATCGACGGCGTTCGCAGCGGCATCCTCTCGGATGTTTCCGTCGGATTCTGGGCAACCGACATCCGTTGCTCGATTTGCGGCGGCGAGATGATCCAGTTCTGGGGCATGTTGTGGGGGATGGACTGCGACCACATCCCCGGCATGCAGTACCAGGTCACCAATGAAGCCGGCGAGCCGCTGATCGACCCGAACGGCAACCCGATCAAGAAGACGGCGTTCGCCTGGATTATGGATGGCCGCCTCTCTGAAGTCTCCATCGTCTACGACGGCGCGACCCCGAATGCCGCCGTGCTCAAAGCCGAGCTGATGGCGAAAGCCGGAAAGCTGAAAGACGGCGAGCGCTCCATGCTCGAGCGCCGCTACCGCATGGTCCTGCCCGATCCGACCAAACGCATTGCCGTGCCCGACACGGCGCTCTGGACACCACAAGGAGGGACGGCGATGCCCGCCGCGCGAACGAAACCTATGAAGCGTGATGCCGAGGAGACTCCGGCGGTCGAGCCGGAAGTCACGGCTACCGAACCGGAGATCACCGACGAGGTGTCGACGATTGACGACGACTTCGAGCCGGAGGCAGGTGAGGGAACCGACGCGGCTCCGAGCGTGGAAGCGGCCGAGGGCGAGCGTTCGCTCGCGAATTCCGCCGAGTATGCCGCGCTGCGCACTCGCCTCAAGGATGAGGGCATCACGCTCGGCAAGAACCCGCTCGAAGCGATCCGCTTCCTGGGCGATACGGTCATCCGCTATCGCCGGGAGGCTTCCGACGGTCGCCAGTACCGCAAGGACCTGGAATCGCAGGCGGAAACATCGCTGATCCGGGCGTATGGCCGCGAGGTCAACCTGGAGATGTACCGCAGCGTCTTCAAGCGATCGAGCGTTGCCGAGCTGAAGACGCTCATCGCCGATTTCGACAAGCAGGGCGATGCCCGATTCCCGGGCGGTCGCGTGACCTCGGACAACAACGTCATCGACATCAATTCGCGGAAGCCGGATGAGAACGATGACCCGCGCTCATACACGGCGCCGTAGCTAACGCCGGTTCGTGCCAACGTGGCTGATGAGCCGGCGGTGACCGGCAGGCAAAGGGGAACGTGAGATGCCCGATCCACGGAAGAATCCGAAGTACGAAGAGATCAAGGTCACGGAGGTGACCTACAAGTACGACAACACCATCACCTACGACGCCAGCAAGCCAGGCGGCTCCGAGGTGGTCGGTCGCGCGCTGACCATCACTGGTGATGACACCGTTGGCCTGGTCGCGGATGGCGGCGTCATTCGCGGCCGGTTGGAGCGTGTCTACGACGATGGCCTTTGCTCGGTGCGCATCGCCGGCTTCATGAAACTGCCGGCCGGTACCGGCGCCACGCTAACGCGCGGTTCCGGTGTCATCGGTGCGGCACGAGGTACGGAACTCGGCTACGTCAAGGCGGCCGCCACTCCGTATGCGGGCTTCGGCTTCATCCAGAACAGCAGCGATCCGGATGCCGTCGGCGTGATGGCTCCGTAACCGAATCGTCCTTAGGTGGGTAAGCTGCCGGGCGATCCGGCACGGGAGAAGAAGCAATGCCGGCAGTGCAGACACGGCGAGGGATCGGTGAAAAAACCATCCAGCTCGCAAAGAACATGGATTACGGGGTGCTGGAGGAGGCGGCGAAAGCCGGTGTGAACCTCTCGCGATTCCTCGAGCAGGAAGATCCGAGCGAGGATTACGAGGACGGGCTCGACGCGTTCGAACGCCAGCTCATGTTCCACAAGATCAAGACGCGGTCCTTCCCGGGCGACGGCATCATTGCCGACAAGTTCGAGGCGTTCAACAAGGGTGGCGAGGCAACCCGCGCCCTCGCGGTCGAGTTCCTGCAGCGGGCGTGGCGCCGCGCGATCTACGGCCCATCGAGCACTCGCTCGTTCGGCATGGCCAGCGGCAACCGCTCCCTCTACGCCAGCGACGACTACGGCGTCGGCACCGCCATGCGGCCGTATGTCGATGCGGCGCAGGAGCGATACCAGAAGCTAGCCCCGGCGATTCCGATCAGCGAGCTGGTGGCGTTCACCACGCCGATCGACAACGACGCCTATCGCTCGGTTTACCTGGAGGATGAGAATCCGGAGGAAGAGCGCCTGGTCCGCGTCGGTGAAGGTGACGATATTCCGGGTGCCAAGCTGACATCGTCCGAGCACACGGTGCGGCTCCACAAATACGGCCGGAAGCTGAAAACCTCCTACGAGCAGCTTCGCCGCGTCAAGATCGACATGATCGCCTTCCACATCGCCCGCATGGCCATTCGCTCCGAGGTAGACAAGGTGGCGGCCATCATCGACGTCCTGGTCAACGGCGACGGCAATAACAACGCGGCCGACTCGGTCGACCTGACGACCCTCGATCCGGATGCGACGGCCGGGGCGATCACGGTCAAGGCGTGGCTGGCCTACAAGATGCTGTTCGAAAACCCGTACGCGATCACTCACGCGCTGACCAAGTCGGATGTTGCGCTGCAGCTGATGCTCCTCAACATGGGCAGCGCGAATATCCCGCTGGTCAACCTGCAGGCAGCGGCCGGGTTCGGTGGCATTACCCCGATCAATCCGGAGCTGCGTGACAACGTCCGCCTCGGCTGGACTGGGGACTCGCCGACGGACAAGATCGTCGGCTTCGACGGACGCAGCTCGATCGAGCGCGTGACTGAGATCGGCTCCTCGATCACCGAGACGCAGCGCTGGGTTGAAAACCAGACGCAGGTGCTCGCGATGAGCGAGGTCGAAGGCTACAGCAAGATCGACAACCACGGGATTCACATCCTGAACGTTGCCGCCTAAGGACAGATACCCAATTCACAGCGATGACGCGCCGGAGTGCCGAGATTCGGCGCTCCGGCGCTCGTATCCGGAGGTCATGATGAGCAAGTTGATTCGCGTCAAGGCAGCGAAGAGGGATCACAGGGTCGCGCTCTGGGACACCGATAAGGACCATCCGGGCGGCGAGGCCTACATCGCCGGCGATGGCAGCGAGCATGAGGTGGCCGAGACTCCGGCGGTGCTCAAGGCGCTTGCATCCGGCCGGATCGTGCGAATCGAGGAATCCGCGCCTGAGACCGGTGATGCCGAGAAATCCAGCGCACCGGCTGACAGCGATGTTGATTCCGGAACAAAGAACGCTGGCCCGGACGAAGAGGGAAAGTCGAGCGAGAACGAAGGGCCGCAAGAGGGCGATGACGAAGGCGCCCAAACTTCTGAGCAGGACGATCAGGCTCCGGCCGGTGGCCAGCGGTCGAAGAAAAAGAAGGCGGCCACAACCGGCGATGACCAGGCGGATGAGACCGGCGAGCAGGAATAATCACCATGCCCCTGCTTGACGGGCCGGAAGACGCAGCGGCGATCCGCCGGCTCATTTCACCCACGCTCACGGCGACCGATCTGCCGGACGAGGTGATCTATTCGGCACCGTACGCCGGCGCGGTTGAGGCTTGGCTGGCCCGTGAGTACCCCCAGTCGCAGACGGCGACGGGCGAGGATCGGGAAGCGTTCCGCCGCGCCGCGATGTACCTCGTGGCCGAACGATTCGTCGGCTCGAGCCAGTCATTCACCTCGGAGAAATTCGGCGACGAGTACTCGTACACCATCGCGGACGGTGATGCGGACAATCGAGCAGCCTGGTTCCACGCTCGAGCGATGGATGAATTGCAGCCATTCGCGCCCGACGGTGGTCGCTTGACCGTCTTTGGCCGGGCACCCGGCCGGCGAGGGAGAGCACTCCGATGATGAACCTGGGGCATGCCCGCAGCCGTGTGGCAGAGGTGCTCTACCGCGCGACGGCGACGATCGAGCGGCAGGACGCAAGCGGAGCATGGTTCATCTATCGGTCTGGCGTCCCCTGCTCGATCAGGGCCCAGCGGGGCCAGCCGGTGGCGGCACAGCCGGATGATGAGACGACCGGTCAGCGGCTGATGACCTGGCGCATGCGTTGCGATGTCGGCACCGGAGTGGCGATCGGCGATCGCGTCACCGCCGATACCGAGGATTACGGGCTGATCACCATCGTTATCGGCGCGGTCAGCTCGGGCAGCCTCACCGTATCGGAAACCTCGTTTGGCACAAGGGAGGAATGGGCGAGCGAAGGTGATCCCTTCACGTTCATTCGTTTCAACCAGGATACCGAGACCGAAGAGCGATTCGGCCCCTATTTCGCCCGGAAGCTGACGAGCGATACCCGCAACGCGATCGTCGGTGCCGGATCGATCGGCACACCGGTCACGGTCTGGCTCAGGCTCGACGCCTCCGCCAATGTCGAGATCGGCGACATCGTGCCGGAACTTGCCGGCGGCGAAGTCACTGAAGTGCATGAGGCAATCGACGGAGCGATCGAGATTGCGGTGCGCACCGATGCGGGTGCGGCGGAATCGGTAGGGTAGGGCAATGGTGCAGTCGCGGATCGAGTGGGATAGCGGGATCGATCAGATGATCGACGGCTTCGCCGATCTCGCGGTGCGCATCCCGGAGAACGTCGAAGGCGAGTTGCGCGGGTTTGCCGGGGAATGGGCCGATTGGGCGAAGGCGAATCACGAGTGGCAGAACCGCACTGGTGAAGCCGAGGCTGGATTACACGCAATCGTGATCAAGACCGGCACCGGCTGGATCGTCAAGCTCATGCACGGCGTCTACTACGGCATCTTCCTCGAATATCGGTGGGGCGGTCGCTACGGCGTTCTGCGCGATTCACTGCTTGCGATGGCGCCGCGGCTTCAGGACCGGCTCAGTCGCGCGATTCTGCGGAGGTAACCGTGAGTCAATCGGCCGTTAAGGAAATCGAGCGGCGCATCAAGGAAGCGTCGGCCATCATGGCTGAGCTGCCGGGGTTGGTCTGGACACGCCGGGTCAAACAGAACGTGGCGAAAGGCTCCACGCCGACACCGGGATCGACGCCGCAGGCCTTCGACGCGGATGGCCGGATCTTGCGCTGCGCCTCCATCCTCGATGGTCCGGAGCCGGCGAATCTGTTCGGCCCGCCAGGCGCCTATATCGGCGCGCCGCGGATTGTCTTCTACTGCCGACCGCACCAAACCGAGAAAGACCGCATGGAGGCAGTGATGACAAGCGTCATCGACCTCCTACGCGGCAAATCGATCCCCGTCGCGACTTATGGGGCCGCGGCGATTGTCAGCATTGCGAACCGCACGCAATTCGAGGATGACCCAGTGCTCCCGAATGCGGTTTCGGCCGAATTGAGCCTCCAATTGGATGGCATTCGTTGGAAAGGATGAAACACCATGCGTGGTCGGAACGCTGAAAAGACGAACGAACTCGACGTGTCCCAAATTGCCAAGCTTGATGAGGAGCTGGCGGAAACGACGATGGTACCATCGGGATACCGGTTCCGGCCGCACGGAAATCCGAGGTGGGAAAAGATCGCCGATCCGGAAGACAGTGTGTCGAGCGAAGTTCCAGAAAGTACCAAATCAGGCGAATAACGGTGCCATTTGGAACTCGTGCCAGAGAACGAAGCGATGCCAGAGCTCGTATTGATCCAACCCGACAAAGTCGCACTCGACGGTGACGGCAAAGCCGTCGAGCCGGAGCGAGGCTATGTCTGGCTGGAATGGATCGGGCAGCCGACACCTACCGACTCACCGACGATCCAGTCGTTGATGCTCGGCGACAAGCTGCCTCTGTTCAAGAAGCAGGCCGTGCGCTTGATTGCCGAAAAGTCAATCCGAAGGGTCGATGGCAAAACGCGGCGAATCATGCGCCCCGGAAACGGATTCGGCCAGATTCCTCACCTGTCGCAGGTCTGGATGTTCGGCAAGAAGAAGTACGCAAGACCTGGCACGCTAGGCTCCTACATCCAAAAGGTTCCAGTTCGGGACGCGGATCTCATCAAGTCATCCAGTTCCGGCAAGGAGTTTCGCGTCATTGGCTATGCGGGCGACACCGACGTCGAGCCGATCACGGCCGCGACCGCGAATCTCTTCGCCGACGTCTTTCAGACGCCGGAAGCTGTCCGGCTCGGGGAAGCGGAGGCATACCGCTCCTACAAGTCGCTCAAATCGGCGATGGGCTGGTGATCGTGGATTCCCGCGATCAATCGCCGCTGGCGGCATTCGACCCGGCCGACTTTCAGACCCGCACGGTGGTGCCGCTCAAATGCAAGGACGGCTCCTACCACGGATCGGTGATTAACGGCCGTTTTCTGCGAGTGCAGTGCCGGAGAGCGCATGCCGCTACCGGCTATCGCACCTATCACCTGTTCGATCTCGTCACCGGCATGCACGTCCGGGACGAAGAGGAGTACGTCGGGCGTGATTCCCGGCAAGGAGTTGGATGATGGCTGGGTTTGGTGAGCAGGCTCGTGGCATTGAGGATATGCGAGTCGCGCCTGTTACGGGCGCGAACAACACGGTCGGAACCTGGGCGGATGTGCCCGGTATCCGCAACTTCGAGCCGTCGGTTTCCCAGGACGGCGATCCCAACGAAGGCGATAACCGCCGCCTGGCCTACGCCCCGGGCATCAAAGAGTTCAGTGCCAGCGTCGAAGTGGCCATCGTCAACCTCGCGTCGCTTGCCATCATGAAGGGCGGCACGGTTGAGACAAGCGGCACGACCCCGAATCAAATAAGCGAGCTCGAGGAGCTCGACAGCCTGACGATCAACTGGTTTGCCGTGCAGGTGGCTGCTCCCTCTGCCGATGTGGCGGGGTCCGAGTACCAGATCGAGGCGAAAAAGATGATGGTCACCGGCGGTCTCAACGAGTCGCTGAACATCAATGAGTGGAACAACCCGTCTCTCGATTTCGAGGGCGTGGCCGTTGACGGCGTGCTCTTCGTACGCCGGCAGTTCGAGACGGCCGTCGGTCTCCCATACGTGCCAACGCCGTAATCCACCACCCAAAGTAGCGATCGATTGGCGAAACGCAGGTAGTGCGGCGATCCGCACGAAGCGCAGCAGAAAGCGCAAGGAGAAGCGATGCCAACCCCAAGGAGTGCAACCAGCACATCGGCTCGAAGCAGCAAGTCGAAAAAGGCGGCGATCTCCCAGGAGAACATCTCCTATACCCCGGGGATCGCCGCCACCCCCGGCATTGCCCAGCAGCAGAAAGCGATCGTCGATCCGCGGCTGTTCTACGAGCGTGAGGACAGCGCCGACGACACGTTCGAGTTCCGGCTTGCCGCGACCTTCCCGGACAGTTTTCTGTTCATCCGGTGCCGCCGGCTTCAGCTCGGTGACGTGATCCTCGAGGGAAACTTCCCTGCCGACTTCACCGCTCAGGTGATGGCCGGATTGAGCGACATCGTGCAAAACGCTGAAGTTTTCACGGCGCTGCAGAACACGCAGAACCAAGCGGATCTTGTGATCGCGCTGGGGAAGCTGCCTTCCCTGCGTCCGCTTATGGATGCCGCACTCGTTACCGCCGCGATCGAGCCCCGGGTCTATCTCGACAAACAGGAGGCGCGGGACAACGGCGGCATCTGGGTCGAATCGATCCGGATGATGGATAAAGCCGCCTTCGTCGGTCTCTTGAACGGGGAGGATGCGGACGTCGCGGATGCCTTTCGCGACGCTGATACCCCGGAGGCTTGAACTCTATCTGCTCGATCTCGTCTGCCGGCGGTACCCGAGCATGGGGCCACCGAGCGAGGCGAGCGGGATTGCGGATGCGCTCCGTACGCGCGGTTACTCCAATGCCACGATCCGGCGTTTTGCATTCGCGTTTGATGTGGCTGTTGCGATGTTTGGCGATGAGATCGACAAGCGCAAAGAAGCCACCATCCTGAAAGATGCGCCGACGAGAAAGAAGCAGCGACCGAAGGTCGCCGTACCGAAGTACAAGAGTCTCGCGGCATTACTCAACTTAGAAGATGCAACCACCACCGCTCTGAGCCCTGCTCAAGAGGCGGAGGTCGCAGAACTCCTCGATGCCTGGACTGGTGATCCCGACGAGTTCGCCCGGTTGCTGATCGGCGATTCGGTGCTCAACGCACCGGATGCCTCAGCGCAACCGGGGGACAGCGGTGCCGGGCTACGATTACGGAACAGCCACAGCATCAATCCAGATTGAGGCCCGGGACGCGGTCAAGACGGTCAACACCGTTCGTGACTCGCTCCTGGGTCTCAAGAAAAGCACCCTCGAGTCCGGCAATGTGCAGGGGCTCGGGAAGGGGTTGGCTGCCTTCGGCGCCGGCGTCGTTGGCGCCTTTGGACTAGCGCTCAATACCGCCGCCAATTTCGAACAGGCGATGGATGGGGTCGGCGCCTCTCTGAACGGCGTCGGCACCGCAACCGGCATTACCCAACAGCAGTTCAGTGCGCTATCGACTGAAGCCCAGCGCATCGGTGCGACCACCTCCGCCAGCGCGATCGAAGCCGCCCAGGCCATGGAGCTCATGGCCAAAGCTGGTACCTCCGTTGAAGACATCCTCAACGGTGGCGCGCAAGCCGCGGTCAACATCTCCGAGGCCACCGGCGAAGGCCTGCAGCAGTCGTCCGAAACCATGTCGGCGATGCTGTTGCTCTTCCAGGACACCGGGCTGGAAGCTGGCCGGGCGGCCGACATCATCGTGTCCGGCATGAACGCCAGCTCGGCGACGATGTCGGAATTTCAGACCGGGATCGCGCGGTTGGCTCCCGTCATCTCCAGTACGGGGATGTCCTTCGAAGAGGCGGCAGCGGAGATCGCCTACTTCAACTCGCTCGGCCTGAGCGCCGCCGAGGTCGGCACCTCGCTCACCTCCGCCTATACCCGGCTCGCTGATCCGACGACCGAAGCCGCCTCCAAGATGGACGAGCTCGGCATTGCCGCGTTCGACGCTCAGGGCAAGTTCATCGGGTTCCCGGCCTTGTTCGACCAGGTCGCTGCGGCGACCGCCGGCATGTCGGACGAGCAGCGCACCGCCGCTCTGAGCACGATCTTCGGTGCCGACGCCCTCGATGTGATGACGCTCGCCTCGCAGAACGGCGGCGATGGCGTGCGCGGCTTGACCGATGACATGCAGGCGCAGGGAACCGCAGCTGCTGCCAGCGCCGAGCGGATGGACAACCTCAAAGGGTCTATCGAGCAGCTCCGCGGTGCCATCGAAGGCGTGATGATCGTCGTCGGCACTCAATTGCTGCCATTCATGCAGGCGGCCACCGACGCGGCCACCGGACTGGTCACGGCATTCCTCGAGTTGTCGCCGACCTGGCAGAAGGTGATCGCGGCCGGTATCGGCGTTGCCGGCATGTTGTCGCTGGTCGGCGGCGGGTTCCTGCTGTTGGCTCCCCGAATCCTCAGCACGGTGAACGCCGTCCGGACGCTGTCGAAAGAGATTCCGATCCTCGCGAACGCTCTGCGCGCGTTGTCGCTGGCAAGTCCGTGGCTGCTTGCGCTCGTCGCGGCCGTCGCGCTGGTCGGCCTGGCATGGAAGACCAATTTCCTGGGGATCGGGGACGCGCTGAGCTCCGTGTTCGGCAAGATCACCGGCACCATCTCCAAGATCATCGACACCTTCCATACGCTCCAGGACTCCGTCGCCAGCGTTGGCCGGACGATGGGCTTTGTTGACGATGCCACAGGTGGCATCGTCAATCCGATCCGATCGGCCGCCGACGCGATGACCGATCTGGAGCGAACGTTCCACAACCTCGGCGCCGCGATCAAAATGGTGACGGGGTTGCCGGTCGTCGGGTTCTTCGACGCCATCGGCTCCGGAGTCCAACGCGCGCTCGACGCGTTCAACAAGATCAAGGGCGCATTTGCCGATATCAACGATGCCTTCCAAGAGGGTGGCTTCGGCGCGGGTCTGGATGCGCTGTTCGGCGATCTCGGCAGGAAACTCCTGGCCGGCATCGGCGACGCATTGGCCTCGCTGCCCAAGATGCTCGGCGAGGCGCTCGGCTCGATCTCGACGGGCTTCAAACCCGTCGACATGTTCATCCAGCGCATCTCGCGCACGTTGGTCGATATCGGCCGCCTCGTGCAGGAGATCTTCCAGGGCGACATCAGCGGCGCCCTGAAGGTGCTCGAGCGCCTGATCGTCCGCACGCTCTTCGGGCCGTTCCGCGAACTCGCGGCGCTCATCGATTCGATCTTCGGAACCAACCTGCTGGGCAGTCTCGATCGCGTGCTCGCACCGGTCAAGAAGATCATTTCCAGCGTTTTCTCCTCGCTCGGATCGGCGCTGAACGGGCTGCTCGGCCGCTGGAAGAAGTCCTTCGGGAAGATGGGCGATGCCTTAGGTGACATCGCTAAGGCCTTCAAGAAGGGCGGCTTGAAGGGCGCGATGGACGCGCTCTTCGGCAAGAGCGGCCGGAAGTTATTGGCCGGATTCGGCGACGCGCTCAGCGCTCTGCCGAAAGCCGCCGGCGAATTCCTGCGCGGGATTCAAACGCCGTTCGGAAGCGTCAACAAGCTTCTCGGAAATCTCGGCGACATCGCGACCGATAGCGGTCGCCTTGTGCAGGAGCTCTTCCAAGGCGACTGGGCCGGAGCCCTCACCGTCGGCAAGCGTCTCCTCGGTGACTTCGTCGATCTCTTCAAAGACTTCGGCGGAGGGATGCTCGATAACGCTCGGACCGGAATTGGCCTGCTCGGTGATGCCCTCCGTGCGATCCCCTGGGGTGACATCGGTCAGGGTGCGCTCGATCTCGGCGCCGACATCCTCAGCGGCATCGGAGAGATCGGCAGCCAGGTCTACGACTGGATTTCCGGGGAGCTCGCGCAGGTCGACTGGAATCAGATCGGCACCGATGTCTCGACATTCGTGTCGGAGGCATTCGATCTCCTTTCCGGTGAGCAAGTCGCCGGCCGGGTTACCGGATGGTTGCAGCGCGGCATGACGGCGGTCGTGGGGGCGATTCCCACGGTCGCGGCGTATCTCGGCGAACTCGGCCTTAGAATTGCGAGCTTCGTCGCCGGCCTCTTCGTCGATCTCGTCACCTCCGATACCACCGCAAATGTCGTCAGTTGGCTCGGCCGGGCGATGCTCGGCGTGGTCGAGAAGATTCCCACCGTCGCGGCGTATCTTGGCGAGCTTGGCCTGCGACTGGCCACGTTCGTCGCTGGTCTCTTTGTCGATCTGGCAACGTCGGATACGACAGCAAACGTGCTCGACTGGTTGAAGCGTGGCTTCCTGGCCGTCGTCGAGCAGATTCCGACTGTCGCGGCGTATCTCGGGGAACTCGGTCTCCGGGTCGCGACCTTCGTCGCAAGCCTGTTTGAAGACCTCGACTACGGAGAAATCGCCGGCAAGGTCGTCGCCTGGTTGCAGGACGCGATGCTTGGGGTGGTCGAGAAGATCCCGACCGTCGTCGCCTACCTCGGCGAGCTCGGGCCGCGTGTCATCAGCTTCGTGACAGGCCTGTGGGACACCCTGAATGGAAGCGAGATCGCCGGCAAGATCGTTTCCTGGCTGATCAGTGCGATGCTCGCGGTTGTGGCGCAAATCCCAACGGTGATGGCCTACCTCGGCGAGCTCGGACCGCGGGTTATCGGTTTCGTCGTTGGGCTCTTTGCGAATCTCGATTACGGGTCGATCGGGAGCAATATCGTCGGCTGGCTGACGGCCGGCATGCTCGCGGTCGTTCAGTCGATCCCCACGATCCTGGCGTACCTGGGCGAGCTCGGGCCGAAGGTCATCAGCTTCGTGACAGGCCTGTGGAGCGATCTCGACGGGAGCGATATTAGCGGCGCGATCGGCACTTGGCTGAGCAACGGCTTCAGCCTGCTCGTGAATAACATTCCGGGTCTCGACACGCTCTCGAGTGTTGGCTCCCAAATCGCCGATGCGATCACGAAGCCCTTCTCGTCGGCGTTCAACGCGCTGGAAAACCTGCTCGAGCCGATCATTCGGCGAATCGTCAACACCTACAACACGATCGCCAAGGGAATCAATAAGCTCAACCCGCTCGGTCCGGATATCCCGACGATCAATCTCAACGATCTGTTCCCGCCGGAGAAAGATCCGGTACCACAGAACGTCGCCGACGCGTTCCGCAGGGTGCAAGACGAAGCACGGAAGACGGCCGATGCCATCACCTCGGCTGCGAAGCGGATCAAGCCGAGCGATCTGAGGAAGCTGCTCAATCCGACCGAAGCGGAACCCGAGCCGGCGCCCGAGGCTAATCCGCCGGCAACGACCACGCCGTCCGCGACGCCGACCGAGACACCGACTGAGGTTCCGACGCAGGGGACGCCGACGCCGGATGAAAACGGGAAGACGTATCGAAACATAGGTACGCAAGCGCTCGCTGCGGCGCGCGATCTGGCCCGATTCAACGCCACCGTTGGCACCGATGCCCCCCGTGCGATCGACGCGGCGGTCCGTGGAACGAGCTCGTTCGGCCGCTTGCTCGGTGATACCCCGAAAGTCACCGACACCGTCACGAACGCATTTCGAGCGCTAAGCAGCAGCGGTTTTGCCGGGCTCTCGACGGCAACCGCCTCGGTCAGCGGCGACTTCTCCGATATGGGAACGAGCTCCATCGGGTCGGCGACCGGTATGAAGTCCGGAGTCGGCTCGGCCATCGGAGGCATGGCCAAGAACAGTGCCGACTCCGCAAGCGGCATGAAGTCCGGCGTTACCGGATCTGCGGATTCGATGCGTTCCGGGGTCACCAATTCCGCCGAGGGGATGCGGAGCGGGGTCGTCGGCAGCACGCTGCAAATGGCGGGTCAGGCAGTCAACATCATGGCGGCGATGGTTGCCGCCATGACCCGATACAACCTCTACAGCGATGGCTATGGGATCGCATCTTCGCTCGGCGAAGGACTGCTCGCGGGCCTCGCCGCATATGCCCTCCGGGTCGCTGCCTCGATGGCAGGAATCGTCTCAGCGGGCATCTCTGCGGCGAATGCTGCCGGTCTGATCCGCTCGCCATCCAAGAAGACGGCATATACCGGCGACATGCTGGGGTTAGGCCTCTTCCAATCCGTGCAGCGGTGGCAGCAGCCGATCGCCGACGCGCTCGCCGCGCTGATCACGTTGCCACGGGCGAACACGAGCGACCTTCTCCGTTATCTGAACACGGGCTTCGCCGGCACGCAGCAACAGCGTGCGCTCGTCGCGTACGCCCAGTCTCCGCTTGGATCGGCGGTTCCTAGCCAAATCCTCAAGAAGGTCATCGTCAACCAGCAGTTGCGGACTCCGGAGTTCATGCAGCTGCTCGAGAACGCGGAGCGCGGCGCTGACTTCGCCGCCGAATGGCTCGATGACGACTAGTCGAAACCAGGACGGTTGAATCTCATGCCTGTTGTGCAACGAATCTTAGGACGCAAGATCACCACCACACCCGATCCCGACTTCGGTTCGATCGCGGCGGGCCAGTTGCGGGCGTGTGTGTTTGAAAATCCCTACGCGGAGCCACTCTGGATCAAACGACTCGGTGGCCGATTGGGAGACGACGGCACCGATGGCCAGGCGCGGATCGTCGCCTACGACGCTGAGGGCGGACTTGACGATCGCCTCTGCTATATCGCCGCGCAAAATGTCACGGTGTTGCTCGATGAGGCGACGGGCTCCGGTGGTGGGCAGAACATCGAGGCTGGGCTCGCGGTATCTGACAGCGGCCCGAGTACCAAAGGCGCCCTCCTTCCGGCCGGCCACGACCTGGGACTCGCGTACGTCGCGATCGGAGCGCGAATCGCGCACAACATGGCGGCATCTGGCCGGCCGGGTGTTTCCGGCAACGTCAATTTCTATGACAGATCGTCCGGCACAACTCCGCCGAATCCGTTCGGTCAGGTAGACGGCGTCCCCGAAGGGAAGCTCTCGCTCTGGGCCGAGTGCTATACGAATGAGGCTCCGCGTGTTCCAGTTGAGCGCACGGTCGAAAATCTCGACACGCTTACTCCCCGGTTCAAGAGTGCGTTTCGCGACCGGAACGGCGCGTGGGGGCCGGGCAACGACGGCAACGATTGTGGCGACGTCGTCAAGCGGGTGCGGATTCGCTTCTATCTAGGGAATGCCGAGACCCCGTTTTTCGACCGCACCTACACGGCGAGCTCGGCGGAGCGGTCGGCGAATGCGACCGATTACATCTATGCCGGTCCGGCCCTTTCCCGCGGCGTCGAATACCAATGGGATATCGCCCATCAGGACTGGGCAGATGCCTGGGGCGAATTCAGTGACCGCCTGAGTTTTGTCATCCCTGCTGCCGGAAGCATCGATGTCAACGGTCCAACCGGAGTGCTCCAGACCGTTTCACCGACCGTGAGCGGCGTCTGGCACCACGCGAGCGGCTTGGCGATGAAGACGCTCCGAGCGCGCGTGCGGCAGGGCTCCACGGTCATCGACACTGGCGACATCATCACCAAGTCGGTCGCCAACGGTAGCCCGTTCACGGCAACCTTTGCGGCACTCGGGCTCGATGATCTCGATTGGGGCCAGCCGTACTTCGTTCAGCTGATGGCGACCGACACCACCGATACCGCGACCGCGTGGTACTCCGGACCGGCATTCGCGACCAATACGCCGCCGATGATCCCAGCGAATCTCTCCCCTGCCGGCGGAATCATTACCGACCTCTCGCTTGTCACCTTCGAGGGGACCGACCCGGACGATACCACCAGCAGCGGCCTGGTCTACTCGCTCGTCATCGATCACGATCCCGAGCTGGCGAATCCGTCGTTCGCCGGCGGGAGCATCAGCGGTTGGACCGCCGATGCCCCATCGGCCGGGATCACGCGTACGGTGAGTGCGGAGACGTCGGTCGTGGCCGACGGTGATGGCGGCTCGATCAGAATCGCGGTCACCGGGAACACCGGCGGGGGCAGCGCTTACGTCTTCGCGAACGATCAGATTCCAATCGTTGCCGGTTCGAAGCTGACGGTTAGGACCTCGCTCTGCACGACGAATGTGAGCCTCCGGCATCTTCGCGCGATTCGCTGGTACGACGCGAGCAATGTGTTGCTCTCGACCTCGGATGAGCCGAACTTCGCGCCAACGGCGAATTCCTGGTTGCGCAACGATTACACGGCGACCGCCCCGGCCGGAGTGAAGTACGCAAAGATTGGGTTCCGCGCGTTCGCCGCGAGTGGCGGCGTCACCGGGACGATCTATGCGGATGCGTTCGCACCGACGTGGGAACGGATCGAAACCACCGAGATCAATGAAGGCACCGGACTCTGGGAACATCAGCTCGATGAGAGCGACCTCCCTGAATTCGGGACATACCGCTTGAGTGCGTTCGGCTTCGACGGCACCCTTTACAGCGGCGGCGTGACGAACGCGAGCGATGCCGTGCGCTCCGATCCGGTCACGATCGAATACTCCGATGGGCCGGATGTCACGATCACATCGCACTCCTCGGGCGATGTGATCAATACCGTTCGCCCACTCATCGAATACACGGCGCCGGAACAGGTGCGCCGAAATGTCGAAGTGCGCGACATGGTGACGGGCGAGATCGTCAGACGCTCCAATTGGCAGGTGACCGACTCGCATAGCTACCGCCCATCGGCCGGCTACCTCCACGACGGTGGGCTCTATCGCTTTGTCGTCCTTGTCGAAGATATCAACGGTCTCCAGGGCACCGCCGAAGTCACGAATATCCAGGTGACGATCGAGCGTCCGCCGGCGCTCGATCCGGTGACGGCAACGCCGGTCTACGTCAACGACGAGCCACAGGCATCGGCGATCCGGGTTTCATTCGGCCAGACCGAAGAGAGCATGGATGAATGGCGGGGCTACCTCTACGGACGGCTTGATCTCGAAGATCCGCTCGGTGAGATCACGACTCCCAGCCAGACCAGTTTCATCGATTACCTGCCGCGCGCGGGAATCGATCTGACGTATTGGGTGAGCCAGGTCACCGAAGTCGACGGCACTTCGCGCGAGTCGGAGCGGGTCTATGTCACGGCTCGTGTCGATTTCGAGGGCCTGGTCTGGTGCAACGCGCTCGACCCCACCGCCGAGCGGCTGATGTGCGAAGGCTGGGTCAACCGCGGCATCACCAGCGACGGTCAGGACGCGCAGTACATCACCCGCGGCGAGGAAGCACCGTTTACCGTCCGGACCTCCCAGGTTTGGTGGAATTACTCGGCGACCGTCATGTTGATCGACTACGACGATGTGCTCGCCGCGGAGCAGGAAGCGCAAGTGCGCGCACTGAACAAGTTCGGCGGCCCGATCTGCGTGCGTGACGGCTACAGCAGGCGGGACTTCATCAGCATTCCGCGGAAAGCCGGGGTGGGATTCGAAGACGGCCGCAAGCAACGGCGTGACTTGACGGTAAAGGGCGTGTCGGAGGCATACGACGAGGGCATCGGCAATCAAGGAGATGTTGTCTGATGGCAGACGTAGCGTCATTCGGCGGTGGTGTCACCATCGATTCCCGGGTCTATCTCACCGACATCGGGGGTAAGCCGATCGATGACATCTCTGATCAGGTGCTCGATTGCACCGTGCAATGGAACCAGGATCTGAGCGGCGGCACCGCGATGAAAGTCGACTTCAGCATGAAGGAACGACTGGCGCCGCTGGCCGCCCAAAACACGTTTGTGAGTCCGGAGATCACCTACCGCTGGGGCGACGGCACCATTCGCCGGACCCGGCTGGGCGTCTTTGTGCTGAATCTGCCGAAGAAAGAGATCGATGCCGGTGTTGTCGCCACCTACACCGGGAAGGATCTGACCTGGGTATTGAGGAATTCGGTGCTGTTCGGGACGCTCAATTTCCCGGCCGGCACGAATTACGGCGAAGCGCTCGAGCAGGTGCTGCGTGATGCCGGGTTCACGAACCTCAACGTGCGGCGCACGACTCGCACGATGTCGGACGGTTTCACGCGCCGGCGCGGGAAGAATCGCGCGGAGGTTGCAAACGCGCTCGCCGGATCGATCGGCTGGTACAACATCTACATGGATTTGAACGGCGCGCTGACGACGCTGCCATACCGCGACTGGAGCCAGGTCGCGCCGGTGGGCGTGATTGGCCCGCGGGTGGTGGTTGGGAGCATTACGGCCACCCCCGCTGCCGAAACGGTGCCGAACACGGTGATGGCGAAGATGCAGCGGTCCGGCCAGCAGGAGATCGTGCGCTACGCCTATAACCGAGACCCGGACTCGCCGATCTCCATCCAAAACATGAATCCGCCCGGCCGGCATATCGTCTACGAGGTGTCGGACTCGAACGTGAAAACCATTGCCGATCTTGAGGCGCTCGCGGCGAAGACGCTGCGCGACATGGGATCGTTCGGCCAGACCTATGTCTGCAAATTGAAGCCCGATCCCTCATGGCTCGGCATCCAGCGGACGGTCGATCTCGATCCGGCGTTGATCGTCAATGGCGAGCCGCGTGCCGGCCGGTATCACATCAAAGGATGGAAGGTCGGGACTAGCCCCGAAACGGCGCTCGTGGAACTGACCTTCGGCAAGACCGTTGACTACGTAGAGGTTGCAGCATGAGAGGCGAAGGCAAGCAGGCAAAGCAGCGGTTGCTCCGGGAACAACAGCGCCTGCATCGAACAGTGATCCCGTTCCAGGCGGTTGTCGATGCCATCTCCGGCGGGACTGTCACGCTGCAGGAGGACGGCATTCCGTTCGATCAACCGGCGGCAAAGATCAAGGGGGTACTCATCGAGCAGGGTGACCTGGTCTTGGTCGCACCGATCGGTGAGAGCGGTGAGGAGTTCGTCGTCATCGGCACGATCGACGACGGGAGTATCCCGACGGAGCTAGAGCTCCCGGCGCAGATTCGCTCGATCGGAGCGACCCCGAGTGTTAGTGCGCTCGCGGCGGCGGGTAGCTCGGCTACCGTTTCGATCACCGGCACCGACACGGCCGGGATGGTCCAACTCGTACCGGGAGGGAGCGGGATCGCGAGCGGGAGCGTGCTAACGATAACGTTTTCTTCGCCTCGGGCGAACGGAAATTACTTCGTGGGATTGACGCCAAACTCGAACGCGGCCCGGGCAGTGACCAACATCGGTCCGGCCAGCCGCTCGAGCGTTTCATTCTCGCTCACGGTAGGAGCCGCGCTCACGAGCGGGTCAACCTACCAATGGCTGTTTTTTGTCGTGGGCTACTAGCGAGGCAGATCCGGAGCATTCATCACGGCAGTCAAGACGGTTTCCATCGCGTCGATGCCCGTCTGGCCCTCGACCTCTCCCTCGAGAATGATGATCACCGCCTGCCCCGAGTCCAACGCATAGAGACCGACCGCAGCCGGCATATTGAAATAGACGAGCGAGAGCTCCATGGCCAGCGCGTCAACAGTTCCGGCCGGAAGTGGGGCCTGAACGGCGTCGGCAGGATCGATTGTGATCCACTCGCTTCGCCGTACGCCCGTGTGCGCGTAGTACTCCGCCCAATCCTTCCAAGTTTCCGTGAGCAACTCCCAGTCATAGGCGCGGCCGGTGATCCCCGACTCCAGCTCGGAAACTCCGATCACGATCCTGGCGCCGGCTGGGCCAACATACGAAGCACTGACCCCATCGAGGCCCTGAAAGTTCGGGCCCGCCGAATCAGGCGCGACAGACCATCCTTCACCTAAGTCGCTTGCGCCCGGCAAATAGACGGACAGCGGGGCAGCAACCGGTGTCGCCGATTGCGCGAATGCGGTGCATGGCAAGAGTCCTATTGAGGCGACGAGTACGAGAAGCAAGCGGCGCATCGAAATCCTCCCAGTTGATCCGCCGCGATTCTAAACGAATAGGACTCCGATGTTGATTCAGTTGATCAGCGTTCGAATATCCAGGAGCGTCGACATTCCCCATTCTAAATGGCGACAGCCGCGTGCAACTGCACGCGGCTGTCTTGGGAAGAGGGGAGTTGGGACTGGCGCGTTACCTGAGCGCCAACGTCGGAGATTGGGAAGAGGAATACGGAGCGAGCGTCAAGAGTTCCGTTGTCCAGTCGACAACGACGCCAGCCGCTCGGTAATCGGCGAGTTGCACGTCAAATCGAGTTTTCGAAGTGCTCGAGTAGATCGGCTGGCCATCGCGGAGGATGATCCATTTCGTCAACGTCATCATGCCCTGATTGCCTTGAGGCCAGCGTACTTTCTGATATAGGAGAGCACATCCTCGATCGGTGCATCGGGGCTGACATCGAGGGCAACGAACGGCGCCTCCGCCTCGGCGCGATCGGTGGGAGTGTCGCCTCTCACCAGTGCGCGCACGTCGTCGGCTATGGCAGCGAGCCAGGTCTCGAGAGCGTGGCCCGAAAGCCGAGCATCGGCGTCGTAACCGACCACGCTCAATCCGTCGCTTCCGTGTACGTGATATGACGCGAGTGTCATCTCCGGAGCCGGCGTGTCCAGCGTCACCGGCAGCGCGACGTACACGCAAAGGCGGTGGGAGCGCTCCATGAGGGCCGGATAGTTCGCGATCACAATCTCGGTTTGGCGATCGCGATTGCGGGAACGGATGCTAACGTGGGCGATGGAGGTTTGGGCGAGACGATCCATGTTGTCGATCCTTTCTGTGTAACCCTGACTAAGCGGCGTTCGCGGCGCGATAGGCATCGCGGAGCTCATCAGCGGTCGCACCCTTGACGACGATGCGTTGACCAAAGCGCCAGCAGAAGGACCAGTAGCCCTCGTAGGTCCGGGTGATCCTTGGAGGCTGATTGGCGCTCCGTTCAGCAATCGCCAGTGACGCTGCGGCCATCGTCATCAGCTCTCCATCCCAGACGTTGGGATAGTCCGGATCGTCATAGACCCATACTCTGACGAATCGCTCGGCAAGGACTTGGCGGCGCTGAATCGTGCGAGCCGCGGAAAGGATGCGCTCGGCCGTTTCGACTGCTGCGGACCCATCCTCGGTGATGGCGGCATCCTGCGTAACAGTGAGGCGCTTGATTGCCGCCTGTGTTGCAGCAATCCGTGCATCATCGGCGAGCATTCGACCATCTCGGACATCCTCGTCAATTGCCGACATGAGGACCACCAGGTCGCGAATGTTCGTGTATTGATCGAGGCTCGCGATGAACGATTCGGTCTCTTGCGCTTCGCGCTCGTTGTCACTCATCGCCGCCAGTTCCGCGTAGTACGCCTCCGCTTCCGCATCGACCAGGGGGCGCAGCGCATCGAGGCGTTCCTGCAACCGCGTAACGCTGAGCCACATGTTTGCCTTCATGGCGGCAGTAGCTCGACGATCGCGCTCCAATTGATCGGCCGCGCGCCGCGCGTCTTCGAGCGTTTTTTCAAGCTCGTACTGCTGGCGAAGGTAGTTGCAGGTCTCAGTGGTTTCCATCGTCTCTATCCTCATCCCCGAATCGGTCCGTCATCCGATCGATGATTCAAGTATATCTATATACTCGTATTTGTCAATACTTCTTGTCCTAAATGGTCGAATTATTGGTGGCACGGAGAGAACCAGAAAAACGAGAATCCGTATCCAGAAAGTACCAGTAAGGCGTGGTAAGCGTGTTCGGCACGACGGTGAAGACAGTGCGAGATAACAAGGGGAAGCTGATCATTGCGGCCGTCGTGCTCGCCGCGATCTTATCGCTTGAGGCTGTGCTCCTTGAGGCTGTGCATAGTGACCGCACGATGGAGATTCTCGGGGCCACAGTCGCCGGCTATACCGGCATCGCGACTCTCATCGGCCTGTTCCTGAAACCGATCAGCGAAGGAGTCGAGCGCACGGCTCATGCGTTGAATGGCGAATTCGAGCCGCGTGTTCGGCGTACGGTGCGCGAAGAGCTTGCCGCGATGTTGCCCCCGGCGCTACGCCCCATCTATGAGCGGCTAGATCGCGGAAACGAGCAATTCGCTTCGATACGAGTCGTTGATTCGCAACGTGCCGAAAGCGAACTACGACGTGACCGCAAGCTCGACGAGCTCTTTTCTCTTGTCGTTTCCCTCCAAGCACAAGTGAACAATCTTGCGTCCTGCGAGGTAAAGCGGCCACCGCAGGAGTAGGTGCCATGACCCGCTACACCGTCAACTCGCGTTGGGATTCACCACAGATTAGTGACGCGGAAACGGTGCTCGCCTGGGCGAAAGCCAACGGGGCGGCACGGCTCGATTTTCTTTCCGACGCGCTCGAAACCTGGTACGAGTTCGGACCCAAAGTGCAGATCAACGCCGATCTCAATGCGGTTCATTCCCGCCACGAGTGCGGAGACCCGAAGACCGGCAAACCCTGGCAGTCGAAGATTTATCGAACGCGCGGGGTGCTCGATGGACTGGGCGTGACCGACTCGAAGGATGACATGCTCGCGTTCGAAAACGGTCGCGACGCGGCGCTCGCGGATCTTGTCCACAAATATGTGTATATCCATGGCCCGATCGCGGAAAACAACCCGCTCTTTCCGCACATTCATCTCGACCCTCGCTACCAGATCGTCATCGATAAGGGCTTAGCCGGCACCGTCAACACGTTGGCCGACATGACCGGCAAATGGTGGACCGATCCCGAGGGCCACATCAAAATCGCCGACCGCGCCTTCGAAATGTTTGGAGAGTTCACTGTTCCCTCGAGCGGAGCAGGAGGAGGTTCCGTGTCTACACCGACGACCAAGCTCGTCTTCGGCCGTGTCCCGCTGCCCGAAGACTTGGAACTACATGACATCGTGAGCAACGGCCCGAATACGGCATTCGACTGGCTGGGTGTGCGTCGCGATCTCGGCACCTGCACGCATCGAATGATCGGGACCCTCGCCGGAACGAACGGCTATTTTCAGGGGGAGGCGGCGGGTAGATCGCTGACCGATTTCGGCATTGGCGGAACGTGGGATGGCAGCCTCGACGGAAGGATCTACCAGTGGGTGCCGAAGGGGCTCGACATCGCGCCATGGGCGAGCGGTCCGGCGAACGACCTCGACGGCGACGGCATCGCGTTCATTCAGGCATTGGGAATCAACGCCGTCAACCGTGATCTCCGCGCCATCGAGCTGTCGGACGGTGGAAACAAGAACAACCCGTGGGGACCGGAGGAACAGGCGCGCCAGTGGAATGCCTACATCGCGCTGATGGCCTACATCTTCGATCAAGACGAGGTCCCGTGGGACTCGTATCCGCTCAATCCGGCCGTCGGCGTGATCACCGATATGGAGCATTGGGAATTTGGTCCAAAGGAGTGCCCGTTCCCGCCGGTGCGGCAGATGGTCAATCAGCGCCAGGCGGCGATTCGCGCCATTCTGAAGATGCATCAGACCGGAGTCGGCACCAAACCCGATCCGATCCCGGCGCCGAAACCGGTCATCATCCCGTATTCCGCCATGCAGGATCAGACGTTCCTCAAGCGCCGGTGGGGATCTCCGCGCCGCGTCTACGTCTCGGGCGAGCCGGCGCGGGATGACCAGGGAAAAACGAAGTACTACCGCTGGAATCCCAAGTGGGTGCCGTGCTCGGCATGGGTCGCTCGAGCGAAAGAGACGGGCGAGTTTCCGAAACCCGGCGACTGGGAATCGATCGACAAGCCGAAGAAGGGCGGACCGGTCAG